GGCACTAGCATCGAGATAGACCCGGTAGCGTTCAGCCGTATTGCGTTCTTGCCTACGCTGTAAAGCGCAACGTCGCCAGCGGTCATCTTGCCCCACACGCCAGCGGCAGCCAGCGCGCGGGAAGCGAGCGAGAACGCTTGCGAACCAATCCACACCACCAACGACTCTGCGCCATCGGGAGGTCGCGAAAGGAACCCGTAGTGCTGCCACCAATCGATGGGAGTCGACTCGTCAGCGTCCGCGCCAAGGTCAATCGGGTCGCCTGGTGTGCTGGGCGGTTGCTCTTGGAACGCAACAATGGTTGACTTGTCGTCGCCCACAACGTCTGTGCGCTTGATTGGCAGAATGCTAAACAGCGATTGGAGACGCCTACCCATTACCTGCCAACGTCTCCGCGTGGTGCATTCGCCAACACGCGAGGTTGAGGTTTGCCAAAGTTCCTGATGGGTGCAGGTTTCTTCTCTTCAGATTCACCTGGAGAACCTGGGGGGAAGTCTGCCTCGCCGAATTGAATTGATCCCTTGGGCACTAGTCGCAATTCGGTTGTCGTGCCTCCGCCAAGGTCTTTGCGGAACGTGCGGCGAGAGACCCAGAAGTCGCCTCGCACTCCAAGGATGTCATCTTCAATCGTTGCGATGGTATTGACCTGGAACATATTGCCGGTCTCATGGTCGCGGTGCCCAACCGCTGTGCAAGTGTAGACTTCTGACGACTCGGTCAACCTTGTTAGTTCTTGCAGTGCAAACGCATAGCACTCTTCCATGGTTGTGGCGCTGTCGTTCTGCATGTATGCAGGCTCAACAAACCAGTGGTCTCTAGCCCCCATGTCGATGGCACCGAACACTTCGCCCTTCGCCCATTCCTTCGCTGTGGTCTTGGCCCTAACGGAGATGAAAGACGGTGTCTGTGTGCGGTCGCGCTCGTAGGTTGCGCTGGGGTATGCCACCGAACGCTCGCCCCTGCGCCGTTGTATCTTGTACGCTGGTGCTTGTTCATACTCAGGACCACCAAGTACCAAGTCACCATTGGGCATGGCCCACAACCACAAACCAAACCGCCGGATATTGCGCGCTATGAATTCAAACGCTCCGTCTCCGGGGTTGGCGCGCGTGCGCTCCACTAGCTTCTTGAGCATAGCGGCGCGGTCCTTTGGTTTGACAGACGCCGCCACGTCCAACAGCGAACGCTGTGATTGTGAGTCTGTGATCAGATTCGGTTGGCCTTGCTTGTAGTAGTAAGGCAACAGCGACTCGACCAATGCCTCAATCGTAAGGCCGTCAACCTTGAAGTCTGGCGGCATGTTGGCCTTGCACAACGGGCGCAAGATGTCGCGCCCCGTTACCGTCGTGACCAGTCCACCCTCTGGCGTGCTGGACATTGACACGTTGTCGATGAACCCGGTCAGTTGGAGCATGCCGTCAACGTACAATTGTACGCGGTAGTCAGGTTGCAGTTGGCCTATATTGGCAACGTATGCTTCCTCGCCACCCACAGTGAACGACCAACCGTCAGTAGGAGTCAGGAAGTCAGTGTCAATCGAATACGAATCCCATCGGTCTAGCGGTGTGCCATCCTCAAGGATGATGCGCGCTTTCTCGATGATTGCCATCTAGTCGCCGACCTGCACGAAGTACTCTTTGCCCATGGGTATCAGACCTGTGCGAGCCAGCGCCGGATTGAGCTTTAGGAAGTCGGCAATCTTCATGCCCGCCGCACCAGACGCGTCGCGAACCGCGATGTCTTGTTGGGCAATGATGAAGTCGATCTTCTTCTGGTTTGGCGCGAGCGAATCCTTGACCTCTTGCAACGATGCCTCGATAGACTTCAACCCATCGACAACGCCCCACGCCTTGGGGTCAGTCGCTTGGTTGACAGTGTCAATCATGCCGTTGACTGCGCCTATGACGTTGTTGACCGAATTGATCATTGCCTGAACGGACAACTGTGCCAGGAACAGCATGCCCTCAAGCTGCTTGAGAGCCTGTAGCAAGTCGACTCCACTGCCGTCCTCGTACTCTGGCTTGGGTGTCAATTCCGCAGCACTGTCTTTGATGGCGTCCGCAACCGAGATAGCCTCAGCGATGGGGCCTAGCGGATTGTCCGCTACGGTGATGTTGTTCTCAGTCGTCTCTACGAATTCAACATCAACGTCGTAGCCGTCTCGCCGCTCAGGTGTGATGCTAAGCGTAAACGATGACACCTTGGCATCCATCTCACCGAATTCAGGATGCCGCAAGTTGCCAGTCGACCCGTCGAGGCATGCATTCCAGAAGTCTCGGAACCTCGAAGGATACAGGTCGGGGTACTCAATCACACCCACGCGGAACGGGATGCGGAAAGACATCGTAGCAGACTCGCGCCCAGTGTGCTCAATGAACGCACCGTCAATGCCGTGCTGTCGATGCATGGCTTGCCCATGCTTGAACGCTAGACTGTTGGTCTGCGATGGTACCTCGATACCACGCCACGACAGTGCTGGTAGCAGAGTCAGGATGTCAGTGAGCGGCATGGTCAATCACCTGGCAGAGCGGTTGCTGGTTTGCCGTTGCGACCAGACGCGTCCGCTCCCTTTGCCATATTGGTAGCGATGGCTGCGGCAGACTTCTCGCTAGCGGCCAAGTAGGCTGCAATCTGTGCGGCCTTCTCTGCGGCTGCGTCGGACGTTGTGCCTTGCGACTGTTCCGAGCTTGCTTTGAAGAAGTCGTATGCCATCTTTGCCACGGCAGGAACCACGGTTAGTGGATTGACTAAAGCGGTAGCGTCTGCCGCGAAGTCTTCACCGCTTGCGACCTGGCCGACTGCCCCAAACTTAGACCTATCGGCGTACGCTGCCAACTTTACGCGCTGTGCCTCCAGGTCTGCCAAGTCCTTAGCGCTTTTGCCGCCACGGTTCATGATGTTAGACGATGCCACGTCAGCAGCAAACACGCCCTTCCCGACCACCTTCCCCCTATCACTGGCCTGGTCTATAAGTTCCACTCCCATGGCTGTGATTGTAACCGCAGCGGCGGTGATAGCCAGTGCCGATCCGGCCCCACCCAATTTACCAAGGCCGCCAGTGCCACCATAAGTAGCAGTCTGCATTGAGGCGAATGCACTCTTGAATAGAGACGGCAACGCCGCTGTCGCAACCTCTTTGCCAACGTTGAATGCTAGCAATGCGCCCAATGACTTCAGCGGATTGTCGGCAACCACGACAGCCAACTTCGCAAACCCTTGCGTTAGTGAGAGTATCTGAGGCAGCAACTTCGTAAAGGCTGGAAGCATCTTGCCAATCTCTGCTTGAAACTGAGCATAGTTCTGTTGGAACTTCTTGGCGTCAGTCCCCATCACAGTGGCGAGCGCAGCATCTCTTTCACCGCCGCCCAACTTGGCACCAGCCTTGCCAAGAATCAAGTCCTTTACCGCCTTCTTCCCGGCCTCGCCACCGCCAGCCTCGCTGAACGTATTGGCGAGACTGTTGGTCATCTTCTTAGACCGCACGCCAAAGATCTTCATCAGCGCTTCGGTGGGAGACTTGACATCAGAACCAAACTTGGAAGGGTCTTTCTCAGCGGCAGCTAGGATGTCTGGGATCAGGTCGTGCGTTGCTCGCACCCTGCCCGACTTGCCGAACACCTCGACTCCAGCCTTGCGCAACTGCGGAGCCTTCATGCCCATGTCATCGATTGACCTAGCTACAGCGGTGCGCGCTTCCTCTGCGCTAACGGTGGCGTCAACGGCCAACTGCGCAAGCGCAACCATCTCACGCACACCACTGGAACCGCCCATCTCAGTGGCCTTGGCGGCGCCCATCAAGCGAGGCAGTTCAGGACCAAGGTTCCTGAATTCGATCTGGCCCTCTTTGCCCATGGCAACAAGACCTTCAATTAGGTCTGTCATCTCTTTGCCAGGTTGGATGCCAGCATTGATTGATGCCGCGACAACCGCGCCAAGGTCTTCCATCGATACGCCATAAGCGACCGCTGTCTTGGTTAGGTCTTCCCAGTCCTTCATGGCTCTAGTGAGACCCACACCGCCCCCAGCGCGCTCTGCCACAACGCCCAAACCCGTTAGCGTTTCGTCGGCACTCACGCCGTACTTGCTACCCATCGACTGCGCGAAAGATGTTAGTCCGCCAGTGGTTTGCGTGGCAGCACCAGTCTTGTCGCGTGTGGAATTGACTAGGTATGCCGCTTGCTCAGTCAACTTTACCTGAGCCATTAGAGCCGACGTGATGGCGATGCCACCAGCGGTTAGGCCCATACCAGTAGCCATGCCAGTTAGTGAGCCCACAGTGCCGCGTACGCCACGACCAACCGCGCCCATGGCTCCACTAGCCATGCGAGTGCGGCCCATGCGAGATGCCGCGTCAGCCTTGGCAATGGCCCTTGCCTCGCGAGCTTTCGCGCGAGCAACGGCCCTTGCCTCTTGCTCTGCGATTCTAACCTTGGCGCGAGACGACTTTTCCGCTGCCCTTATCTCTTGGGCCGCTGCGCGCGCGGCCCACCTGCCAGTCATAAGCGCAGAGCGTTCCTTGATCTTCTCAAGGTTCTTTGACGCGGCTATCTGAGTGCGCGCCGCACTCTTTGCGGCATTGGCACCTTGCTTGGCCGCTCGCTCCTCAACGTTAGCCAACTTCTTAGCGCGCTTCTCAATCGTATCGAACGCGCGCGCAAGTTCGGCAGCACCGCCGATCTGAAAGTTGACTATGATGGGCGCTGGCATTATCTACTCTTCGTCACCAGGGGTCGGATGGGACGTTTCGCTTGTACCAGGATCGGACTGCGAACCAGACGAGCCAGTGTCTGTCTTCGAGGGAGCAAGGCGGTATGCCAAAGAAAGCACCAATTGTACCAGCTCCGCGTGCTCCAAGTGCGCTAAAGGGTACGCGTCGAACCCCATCGACAACTTCTCAATCCACGCGTCAACATCTTCCTCGCTAAGCATCCTCCACAGTGGCCCATACTTGGCTTGCGTTGTAGCGTAAGCGTGGAACAGAGACGCAATCTCATCGCTGGTCAACAGGTTACGCATCTGTGCGGGCGAGTCGAACAGATGCCTGTGCTTCGTGTTGCCGTCTTGCACGTCAACCTCGCGGCAAGCACGGAACAGCAATTCAACAATCTTCGCGTTCTGATAGACCTCGTCCCATGCCTCGGAACGGATTGACTGAATCTCAATCTCGCCAGCGCGCTTGTCGCCCTTGAACACCTTGCGGGCGTGCTCTTCCGACGCTGCGCCGCACGCATCAATCTCGGCTTGCGTTAGCACGCGACACCGGTACTCAAACACCGGTTTGCCATCAGACCCATTGCGCGGAAATGGCAAAACCTCCGAAGACGCACCAACCGCTGACAGCTTGCGAACAAGCTCCGACGCGGGAACGTCCTTCGGAGGTCCATTGCCTGCGCTGCCCCTCAACTGCGCATCGATACCCATGTAGTCCTACCTCATTCTGTCATCGCACGCCCTCGCGCGGTTGTCGTATCACAGACCCGTAAGCGTTACTCGACCGTCCAGGGTTCGCCCTCGAAGTCGAACGAGAACGTGGCGGGTTCGCCTTCGCCGAAGTCGCCCTTGACGTTCATCATGAATCCCTTAGACGAGTATCGCTTGTTGGCAAGCCATCCGATGAATTCGATTGGAGTGCCGTCTTGACACGTAGTGATGTAGTCGTATTCGGGGCCAGCCTTGGGCACCGCATTGGTCACGCTCGCCTTGGCAGACGGCGCGCCCTTACTGATACCAGCAAAGCCCTTATACATCGTACGAATCACTTGGTGCTGCGGGTCAACCTCAAGACTCACCTTCTGCGACTCGGCGAGAAGTTGCCCGTCGATAAAGGCATAGCCTGTTGCGTACTGGTCAGTTGCCATAGGTCATGCTCCTTACGCCGAACTGTTCTCGCTGATAAGCGCTGCGAACTGGTGGGCCTGCTTGGTTGCGTGGATGGGGCATCGCGCATTGATGCGCGTCCCGTTGTTCGGGTCGATGCCAGTGGCACAAGCCACAACGTCGCCGTTGACCTTGTCCATGGTCTTGTCACTGTCGAGCCAACCCGCGTCGCTATGCGACTTGTAGAGCGGCAGGATGGTGAGCGACTTGAGACGCTTAGGCGTGAGCGTCGTTGGGGCCACCATGACGTTGGCGTCTGCCGGGTCATCTTGTAGGTTAGCACTCGACCACATAGACTCGTACCTAGCGGCAAGGTCAGCAGCAAACTTGTCGGCCTCTGTAACCTTCGCGGTGTCGCGCACTCGCACGTCGGTGGACGCCGTGCAGGACCGAACGATATACGTCTTGGTACCACCAGCAACAGCCACCGGAGTCAGGCCGCCAGAGATGGCAGTCGACAGTTCAGTGCGTGTCGGGTAATCGCTGTTGAGGTATTGCTTAGGCACTCCCCAGATGTCGTTCGCGCGCTTGCCATAGTTGTCGTAGTTGTAGACAGGGTTGGCGACTTCCTTGTTGTACCGAACGGCGGCAACAGCGGCGGCAACCTCCATAGGCTCCCACTCACTCTTCTCCTGCCACACAACCTGGAATCGCGGACTGTTCGCCGGTCCGTTCGTGCCCTGCGCTGTAAACGTTACCGCTTGCGATACCGTTCCAGCGTGGCCGATGATGACCTGTTGCCGAATGCCAACGACGGGCAATGCCTGCGCCAACACCTGAGTGCGAATCAACCCGACGCGAGCGTCAGCCGTGGCAGCCGTGGCGCCAGGGTTGTAGCAAGGCACGATGTAATCGTACTTGTCGGGCTCGATGGCGTCCAACGCGCTAGACACGACCGGTACGCCAGCGCCGCTTTGCAGCGTCGCAGCGGACGCTGTGCACGTCATGGTGATGCCAGGCGTGATAGACGCATGGTGCCTGATGTAGAGGCCGTCAGTGCCCTTGTAGCGGCACGTGATGGTCGTTGCGCCAGCGGTCGACACCGCAGTCACGGGCCAGTTCAGTTGGAGGTTGATCTCGTTCTTCAACGCGGTAGCGGCAGCCGTTACCGTGGTCCCCTTTGGGATGCCAACCTGGATGGTCTCGCCGGTTAGCGTGTAGTTCACAACACCGGTTGCGGCGGCAGTGCCACCGGCAAACGTCACCTTGTTCGACGCAGCCGTGCCGCTAGTAGCCTGAGCGTGGAACACTGCATAGCATTGCGCGCTCTTACAGATACTGTTGAAGCGTCGCATGGCCCTATGCACAGGCATGCCGCGACCGCCCTTGTCCAACGCGTCATCCTCGCCGGTCAACTGATACACAGTCGTATTCAGCGTGGCAGTGCCAGCCGTGGTCTTAGGGCCAATGAATAGCACCTTAGGCGTGCCAGTGTCACCAGACAACTGGCCTTGTGCAAACAGAACTTCGAGATACGTCCCCGGTACTGGATCGTTTGACGACAGCCCGGTGATCGGTTGAGTCAGGTTGCCCATCACTCACGATCCTTTCCACGCTTAGGGGTCAGTGACGGGTACTCCCCGCCGAAGGTCGGATCAAAACTTGCCCCGCATACGATGGCTGTCTCGCGGTCTGCCGCCCACAGGTCGCCCTCCGCAACTGCGCGCTTGAAGTATCGCGTGCCGGGAACCTCGACAGGAACCGGCAACGCTGGATACGCGCAATGCGGGATAGGCAGTTCGCCAACCTCAAGGAATTCGTTGCTCTGGATATGCGTCGGCACACCAGGCGGCAACTTCTCTACGTGCCATTGGCGCACAGTCTCACGGCCAACGTATGCGCGCTTGCCTTGCGTTCCAGGTGACGATGCGTGCTCCACATCGAGCACAAGAATCCCGCCGCGTGCCAAGACGCGCAATGTGTTAGCCATGATTGCCCTCTCAGTATTCGCTGATAGTCCCAGCGCGTTTCTTCGTAAAGTGATTGTCGACGAATTCCAAGGCCAGGTTGGCCGCTGCCGTGCCGCCAGTCTTGCTCGCTGAGTAGGTGTCAGCGGATGCCGTCAGGCCCAGTCGACTTACCGTGGCATACAGCACAGACGATGCCGCGCAACCAGTCACCACAGCACACGTCGCCAGGTGATGCAATACCGGCTTGTAGACGTCAGCACTTGCCACAGACATGGTCGAAAGCTTGGTGGTCCAACTAGCGGACGCGGGCAGCACATAACCCACGCGGCCCCAAACATACTTAGTCTGGAATACCACGTTGCCAGCGCCTGTCGCCACCGGGATGCAATGCACGTGTAGGCGTGTGGCTGACGTGCCAGACCACTCGTGCGACATCTGATACTTGCACGACAGGTGGTTGTCTTGGTCGCGCCTGTAGTGTGACATATAGTGACCAGTGTCCCTATACACCTCAATTGTCAAGTCGTGCCGGTTCGACTGAGAATTGATGGCGTCGCCCTGTTGGTCTTCCCAACATGACGTGCCGTGCATCTGCGCTGACACCAGGAAGTCGCGCAGGTCTTGCGGGCTAATGGCGCCAGACGCATTGTCAGCAAACAGCGTTTGAAGGTCTGCTGTGGTTCGTTCTGTGTCAGCCATCAATAGAACCCTATGCTACTGAACCCGCTAGAGAACCCACTAGAAGCGACAGCCCCATAGTGAGTCACAACCAAGTCAACGCCACTCGTTGCGGCATCTTCAGGCATAACCTCGATGGTGGTCTCAATGCGAGACAGTGTAACGTAGTTGTCATCAACGAACGCTTGCCGCTCGCGCATTGTCCACGTCAGGTCAAGCACCGGGTGAGCGGTGTGCAACTTGTCGTCGAATTCGTATCCGTATTCGGCCTCATTGAACGTGAACGCCTCAAGGGTGTTCGCCGTCATTGGGCATGCCCCGCTAGCCGTGTCAGGGTCGCCGTGCTGCTCGTTGTAGAGGTCAAGCACGGTACGCACTGCCGTCCGTATCGGGTCAAGCCTAATGGCTTGCTCGTACGGCATCGGTGGCAGGATGAATAGCAGATGCCCTGTCGACTCCGCGCAACGGTAGCACGACGTCCGATAGAACAACCGCTCTCGGTCGCGCCACATGAACAGCGCGGGCCACTTCCACCCGCGCCCTGTCATGGGTGCTGGCGCGCACGCATACGTGCCCTCGACTACGTGGGAGCTGGTCTGAGATGCCGCGCTATTCCACGCGGTGTCCAGCTTGTCACGCAGTACCGCCTTGAACTTGCTAAGCAGGTCTGTGATGACCGGGTCAGCAAGCGAGACAAGAGACCCGCCTGTCGCGACGCTTGACAGCGGCACAACCACCGCGCCCATTTGGTCAATGCGCGCAGTCATTATCTCACCGCCGAATCAAGCGCCTTCTGTACCCATGATGGTGCGTTGTTCTCAAAGATGCCACGCGCATTGTTCGTGAACTTGGCACCCTTGAATCCTTTGACTGACTTAGCAAACACCAGTCTAGGACCAATCCAGAATCGCAGGAACTTGGCGCGGATAGGCACGATTGGAGTACCTCTCCCGTAGATACCAGTCCCGCTGTCCACGTATACAGCGTATGGGGCTGACGTCTTTAGCCTACCAGCCCAATTGAACTTGCCGCGCTGCGAGGTCTTCCAAGACATCGACGCCGTCAAGCGTCCCGTCTTGTTCTGATAACCATGCTCGCGCTGCGAGTCCCACGCCTCGCGCACGGCATTGCGCCATGCGGTTTGGCCGTTAGCATCCATGCGGTTCTGCATGGTTTCCCACGACTTCAGGAACGCGCTAACGTTGATTGTGACAGCCACCTAGAACCCACCGCTAGGCCCGTCAGTAGACTCCGCAGTCTCCACGATAAAGGCGTTGGTGCTGTAGTACACAACACCGCCTACCGTGGATGACTTGCTAGTAGCTGCCTCATCTCCCATGTCTCGCTCGCCTGACTTCAATTCCTTCAACCGCTTTACGGCCTCGACGAAGTCTGGTTGCACAGGAGTGTTGCCCTGGTCATCACGGAATTCCGTAGTGCGTTTATAGCAGAAGTGGACAGCGATATCGCAGGCGCACAACTTCACAATGTCGGCCACGATTGACGTGGCAACAGGCACCGAAAAGTTAGGCCCTAGAAGGCTGTTGACTTCCGCCTCTGCCTTGGTGATAACCGTGGCGACAGCAGACGTTGAGACGGTACCATTGTCGGTGTTGGGGCACAAGATAGACAAGCGGTCATTGCCAATCGCTTGGGTCAGATCGCCAGTGGCACTCGTGCCTCCGGTTTGCGACAGATACCGTCCCATGCGTTAGGCCAGCAGGGCGAGCAACTTGGCGCGGTCGGGGCCGTCAGACTTGGACACAGCGCGAACCGCAGCCAATTCTGATTCGGTAATCTCAATCACGCAACCCTCCGCCTTCAGCTCCTTCAGGTCTTGTGGTTTGCAATCCACAATGCGGTCGAACTTCTCGGCGGTAACGATCTTGCCTGCGCTTGAATAGCAACAGCGAGACACTGCAAAGATCTGCTTGACTTCTTGTTCCATTGGTTCCTTCACTTCGTCGATGGGCGCCACATCCTCAGCCACTTTCGCGGCCTCAGACTCTACCTCAACCGACTTTTGCACAACCGTTTTCGGCATTGACGACAGCGCATAACTGCCGCCCCCAGGTCGTCCTTGCTTACTCATACTCATCACCAAACGTTCTGGATCATGTAACCGGTATCCACACCAGTCACAACCACCTTCTCGTCACACAGCACTGCCATCTTGCGGCCACCGTCAGAGCCACGGTCGGGCTGGTCCCACTCGCGGATACGGAAGCCACCGGAGGCAGCAGACATGCCGGGGAGAACCCAGCGGAACGTGCGGATGGTAGGCACTTCCTGCTCGTCTTCCGTCGACCCCTGCGGGTTGTGGAAGAACAGCACGTCATCGTCCCACACGAAGGACAACGTGGTAGTACCAGTCGTGGTGGACTCCGAGCGCATACGACCGATGAGTGGCGTAATGTTCGGGAATCCAAGGCGAGCCATGAACGCAGCGGGCGCTTCATTCACAGCCATTCCAACGCTAATGCCGTATTGCTGCGACTTGGCGTTGTGAACGAGTCGGTTCCACGACTTCTCGCTGAGAGCCATATGCGTGCAAGGCGCGAGCATGGCTTCCGTTGCGTCGATGATGTTCTTGCGAGGGTCCGAGTCCGCGCCGTCATCCCAGAAGTTCGAGGACGTCAACGTGGTCAGGTAGGACGCGAACGTGGTAGCGTTCAGTGCAGCAGCCGCAACGCGGTGCTCACGGTCAGTGACCATGGCGTTCATGATACGCCGCATGGCACGCATACGCGGTTGAACGACGGCATCCGCGCCCGCTTCGATCTTGAGCGGAACGAACGTCGAAGCACCGTAGGAATCAACCGTGTAAGACGAACTGGACTTGGCTGCGCCAATCTCAGGAATCGCCCCATCGTTCGTGCTCAACAGGGTGTTGACTCGACGATAGCGGTTGTTTTTGTCGAACGTGTGGTAGTAGTCAGACGCCTTGTCGACCAGGATGGGCGGCGCTACCAAGTCGGCAATCGCCTGGCCTTGCTGGGAACCGTAGTCAACGGCGAAGTTCGTCAACGCCGCAGCAACGTGAACGTCGCTAAGCGAGAAGTCGCGTTGCAGCATGGCAGACGGGTCGTGCTCGACGAAGTCAAGCACTCGGCCATCGGGCAGCGTGACAGTGTGGTTGGCCTCGTCGAACCGAAGCATGAGCCCGGTATCGAGGTCACGGATCTGGGTGATTCGCGGCTCAGTCATAGTTGGGCTCCTTATCACGCAATCGGCGCGTGCGGGGTGTTGACGAAAACGACGTGGGTCGAACCGGTAGCGCCAACGGTCATGGCCCAACCGAGATACTTGCTGGACACCGCGCCACCAGCGGTCACGATGGTAGCGGTAGTCGAGCGGCCACGAATCGCGGCGGTGCCAGGGTTCGCGCACACTGGCGACTTGACGGTGATTGCAGACGCGGCGGTAATCTCAGCCGGTCCGTGAATGACGCACTCGCCAACGCCTCCGGTTGCGATCTGACTCTCACACACACCGAAGATGAACGTGAGGTTTGCGCCGCCAGCGGTAGCACCGACGTTGCTCACCGAATAGACCTGATTGACAGTCGTGCTAGTCACGAGTCGCACAGCGGTATTGGCCTTGATGACAGCGGCGGTGCTCGCGTTGTAGACGGGCACGATCATCCGCTGCTCTTTGCAGGGAACGCTAACTTGCAGGGTCATGTCTCAATGCTCCTTTCAGGCACTCGCCTGAAGTTCGTTGAAGGCGCGAGCACATGCCTCGCTCCAATCGCACTTGTCTCGGTTCTGAATCTCAATCGCCTTGGCGCGATGAATCGCGGCGTGGTCGGCAATGGGTCGCGTCGGGGCAACCTTGCCATCACTCGCCTTGACCTTGACCACTGGGGTCGTGTCAAGCAGTGCGGCCATGGGTGCCGTGCGCTTAGCCATCTCTTCGCGTTCCTCAGCGTAAAACGCCTTGAACCCGTCGAGGTCAGAGCGCGCAAACTTGCACGCCATATCGCGCTGAGTCTCTTTCACAAGACCCAATGCAACGAGGGAGTCGACCTCAGCGTCACACGCCTTGTCGTGTTGTGCAGTGAGCGCGCTACGTGCCTCAACCAATTCGGCCTTGACCACTTCGGTCGCGGCGTTGGCGGTGGCAATAGCCTCATCCTTGCGTGCCAATGCGTCTTCCAACTGACTCACGCGCAACTTGTCTTGCGTGATCTGCTTGACCGCTTCCACAGCGTCGGACGTTCCCAAGATGGCAACGATCTCAGCCGGGAGGGCAGTAACAACTTCCGTCGTCATGGTTGCTTGCTCCTTGTTTTTGTTATCGGCGGAGGCCGATGCCTTACGCACTTCATGAGCACAACACGCCTTGTCATCCGGTTGCCCGAACAGACTACGCACTTGTGCAATTAGTGTCTCTGCATTGCTGGGCAATGCGACCACAGACAATTCAACGAGGTCAGCATTGTCAATGACCATGCGCTCGTCTTCAGTGTCGCCATCGATGGCTTCGAAGTGGTACTTCGTAGGTTGGAATCCAACGCTCAACCCACGCACTTCGCCGCGCTGGACTTGCCCCCACACCATGTCAGCGCGCGGGTTGGCGCCCTCCGGTGCAAAGTGCAAGTCGGCAAGCAGTCGCTTGCCTCGCTTGTCAACGCGCATCGACGCGGTGCCCAGGATGTCCTCAGGCATCGCCTTGGTGAACATGTTGGACAGCGCGTGATTCCACACTAGGATTGGGTTGCTCTCGTAGCGCGAGAGATTCCAACCCTTGGCGCGGATGATAGAACCATGCGAGTCAATCGCTTCCGTGCTGGCAACGGCGCCTAGAATGGTGCGCGTCTCTTCGTTGGTGGCACGCGTATCGATTGCCGCATAGGCCCTAACGATGGGCTCTGCCGGGCTGTCACGTTCAACCGTGTCTGTCATTGCTTTCTCCGTGTCGATCCAGCCAACGGCCCACAGGGTCGTGACACAACGACAGCGCGAATGTGCTGGCGGATTGCTTGGGTCATACTCGCTGCCAAGTAGCCCAAGACTGCCATCGAGCGCAGAGCAAACCTGGCAGGTCCGCTTGTCTCCAACGGCGTTCCACATCTTGCCGAACACCGGCACAAGCGGGACGTCGCCGCGTGTTTCAATGTTGCCAATGTCTCGTAGTTGCGATTGCTTCCTAGCAACCTGAAAGCCCAACCTGGCAGCGGCATCGTCGGACAACGCCGCAAGGCTAGACTCCGCAACACGACGGGCCTCGTCATACTCGCGGAAGACTTCCGACTCTAGCACACGAAGTGCGTGCCATTCGGTCGACTCGATGCCAGCGTCGTTTTCGTCGGCAGCACGAGCGGCATCAACAGCGTTGTCAATGTACTGGTCAACCTCAGCGCGCTTGGGCCTAGCGTTCAGTCCAAGCGAGACGTTGTCAACCTTCGACCCGATGACCTTGCGCAACTGGTCTAGCAGGTGAGTCGCGGCCAGTTCGTTGGCCGCCGCACGACCGCCATCCACTGTCCCGACGATGGCCGCCTTGAGCTTTGCGTATCGCTCGCCACGTGGTGCCTTGGCGAGACGCCTATACGTCACCACAAGCGACTGTGCGCCACGGTCGACTATGCCCGAAACGTCCTCCGCTTGCGCGTTGGACATGGCAAGCAGTGAGGGGTTCGGGTTAGCCATTAGCGAGTCTGATACCAGGACGCTTGACCACCAACCTGCGCCGCTGCGTTCTTGGCATTGCGCAACTGTGCCTCAAGGGCCGCCACTCGTTCACGCAGTGCCTCAACCTCCGCAGTCAATTCGGCCTCTCTGTCAGTCATAGGTGGTACCCGTTGGCAGTTAGGTCTTGTTCGATTTCGTCGGCCATACTACGCAGTTCCAATACCCTGCCGTGTTTCGTCTGCATGATATTCTGCTTGCCTGGGCATTCAAGCACTGGCCGCAGATCTCTGAGAAGTCCAAGCAGGTAGTATGCCTTGTGCCCACTGTATGGCACCAAACGTTCTGACCATGACGGGGTATTGCCTTCGCATGCGGCGCACGTCAGGGACTCGATTAGATTCCCGTTTGCCACATACTTGACAGTCGCACCAATCGGCTGAGACTTTCCACAGGAGTCGCAGTTGCGACACTCGCCATCAACGATCTCCCAGAACGTCTCAGCCATAGCCATCACGCGTATTCGTAATGGCTGATTAGCCGCCATGCGCCGTTGACAAACATCAACTCGGCGTTGAACTTCTTCTTCGTAGTCGACGCCTTGAGGTCGATAGTAACGGCGCCCGTCCCGGCAGTGGAGATCTTCGCAATCACGAAGCGCTGTCCTTGCACTGCGCCAGTGGTCTGAATGGCGAGCGTCATGCCAGTGGCAATCGCTACCGTCGAGATGGTTCGCAGGCAACCGTCCGCAAGTGCCAGCGTGGTAGTGCCGCCAGCGGGCGGGATTCGCGTGGAACCAGAGGCCGGAACATAGCCCACCAAAGACCCAAGGTCTTCAACGCAACTGGCGATATTGTTCGTCTTGTGAAAGCCGTCTTGCGGCATATTGCCAAACGACGGGACTGCACCGTATGTCATTGGTCTTTACTCCTCCCCGTCGTCCGGGGTATCGTCCTCAGTAGCAGTGTCACGCGGTGGCGTGGCATCGGGTTCGTCTTCAGTATCGTCCTCGCCATCGTCCTCGCCATCGTCTGGCGGAGTCGCTGGCGTTGCCGATTGCGGGGCCGCCATGGGGCCGCCAACGACCTCTTCGTCATCGGATGGCTCACGCCAACCGAACCGCTCGCGGACGTCGTTAGCTGGCAACCTGACCTTGCTGTCGACAAGAATCTTCAACACCTCAGCGGCGGCCAACTGGTCATCGTCGGTCTCGACCATGGTGTGGTATTGTGGCGTGTACTTCTCGGCGTCCTCGCCGAAGTTCAAACGCACCAACCACACCACGATAGCCGCCGTGATGGCCTCGTCCAACTGCGACGCAATGGTCTCGATAATCTCTTGCTGGTCGACGCCCTGCCGCTCGCCTAGCGCACGGTTGCCACCGCTCGAACCAACCTCGGTCGTGAGCGTGCCGCCAAGTACTGCCTTGCTGACCTCTGCGTTCTTGCGGTCAAGGAAGTCGCCGTGTACTGTGACCTTGGCACCACCGTTGCCACCAGACCCGCCAGTGCTTGGGAATTGCAGGTCAATCGTGTCAGGAACAACAGCACCGAACTGCGTACCGCGACCGATATTCTGCACCAACGAATTGGCTAAGGTCTTATCCGTTTCATCGGAAGTGACTCGACCTGTCTTCATCACAGCGAGCGGCAACGGCTTGCCAAAGCGCTCAACGTACGTGAGAAAGTCGCGAGTCGCCCAACGGCCAAACCCAAGCCAGTAAGCGAGGATTCTGCCAAGTCCCTCACGCGTAGGAACCTCTCCGGTCACACACGGGACGTAGGCCAGAAACTTGCCAGGCAGAGACCCTAACGGAATGCCTGTTGTGGAGTAACTGCCATCCGTCAAGTACAGTTCAAAACTGTCGTCGAACCCCAACCGGCGCGACGGCACGTGGCGCAGTTCGCGGATTGACCACTTGCCGTTGAACCGCCACATGACCTCATGCGCGGAAGCACCAGTGAAATGGCCCCAAAGCAACTGGTATATGCGAGACTTCCAGTTAGGAATCTTCGCGATAATCTCAGTGGTCTCGCGCGCTACGATGTCGGCCTTGTATTGCTCGCCCTCGTCCTCGAACCGTGGCGGGATTAGCTCCCATCGATGGTTGGAGATTGACGAGTAACACTTCTTCAACACGCTGTGCGCGTGCGGGTCGCCTTCGAGCAATTCGCTAAGCAGGTCACACCACAGGTCGCGTTGACCTAGTTCACACTGGCGCATCATCGAGGTGACTACGCCAATGGTCATGGCGGCGCCCCAATGCGCAGCAGCCTTATCGTATAGCGTCCAGTCCGCTATTGGCTGCGTCGATGTGAGTGGTTTTGCCATGCTTGTGTGTTAGTAGTTACCAGCCGCCAGCGTCGCCAAAGATTGTGTCGCGCTGCGGTGTCGCCCGCAACCTCGTCACTGACGACGGCAATACCTCCACAGCAAGCGCGTTGTGCGCTCCACTGAAGGCGTCAACCATGTCATCGTGCCCACCCTCTGGGAAGGCTTCTAGTTCGCGCAAGAATTCGTTGTTCCACGAACCGCGCACCAACTTCACTCTGTGCTGGTCAGACTGCGCACTAACCGGCTTCGCGCGTGTGACCTTGTCTTGTCGTGCCGGGTACGCTCTAACGTTGAATCCGTCTAGTGCTGTGACGTATTCAGCAATCTCGAACTTGCCAGCAGAACCAGGGTCTTGCTCTAACCCAACCTGTACTGACTTGCCATCGGTGCGAGCAACCGAAACGATGCGCGCCTTGACCTCGCCAGGCGACCCGCGAAAGTGGTCCACGTCTTCAACGTAGTAGATAGAACCAACCTTGCACATCAACAGCCCGGCTGTGAAGTCAGGGTCAGACTTGCGCTTGAAGGCTTCCGTCTCACCAGTCCCTGCGCGGTCCCAGTATCGTATGCGCTGTTGACTCTCTGGCGCATGGCCGACAGTCTCGAACATGTCGCGCTTGAAGAACAGCCCACGACCTGGCCTTATGAGCCAGTCGCCATCGCGCAATTGCGCGCGAGTGACGGGGTCAAGCATGCTCAACCCAGCGGCGTAGTCTGGACTGATGCGCGGATTGTCTGTCACCCTGGCAGGTACGAAGCACCGACCAAACGACTCAGGCGTCCCGCGTGGCACGTATTCGTCTTTGCCTTCTACGTTCCTAACGTACAAGACCTGACCAGGTTCCGCCGTGGTCTTCGACTCTGGGTCAAGCCATGCGCCGAACCTGCGAAACACCCAATCATGACCGTCGCCGCCAGGGTTCGTCCCGGCTCGCAACCGCAGCGGTATGCCATGCGACGAACGCATGCGCGAGAACCCTAGATACAGATACTGCTTTTCGGTGAAGTGCGTAACCTCATCGAATCCAACGAACTGATACTCAGCAGACTGATGCGCCGCAACGTCGCTCTCTTGTTGGAGATGCGACATCCACACAGTCTCGCCTTGCGGGAATGTCCAGACATGCAGTGTGCCATTGTACCGCCCACCAAGGCGAGGGTACAGAAGCCGCGACTCCTGAATAAGCGAGCGCTCAAGTTCAGGGTACGTGCGCCTAAGTAGCAGTGCCTTGTAGGCCGGGCCGTATCCCTTGCCAACGTATCGGATGGCGTCGACCAAGAGCGCTGCCGACTTGCCACCACCAGCGCTTCCGCCGTATAGCGCTTCTCTACACGTCAGTGAGAGGAAGCGTGTTTGCGGCCCTGGGTTAGGCCGCCAGTCTTCAGGATGCGGCACTCCTACTCATCCGATTCCGGCGGAATCATGATGACAGGCGAGGTCACACTAACGTTTCCGCTCAGTTCACTAGCGGTCTTAGTCGGAGCGTCAAGGCCCAACAACTTAGCTCTGCGCTCTTGGATCTTCAATACGCGGTCGACTGCGGCAACGTCGCCCTTCTTTGCCTTAGCCCACACCGCCATGAGCATCGCGTCCAAGCGCTCAACCTCCATGGCAATGATGACATCGGCGTCCTTCACAGACTCCGCAGCACGAGACTCGACCAATCGCACAACAGCCTTCCACGCGCCGGAACGGTTGGCATAACCAACCTGTTGCGCGATGGCGTCGAAGTCCAAACCAGCGCGCCTAAGCGATAGTGCGTGACGTGCTTTCTCGTCAGCGTCTAGGCGTCGTGGTGAATTCTTGTTAGTGCGCGGTGGCATGCTGTCTCATCGTGATAGGTAGCGCCAGGCTCCCACCGGATTAGTGGCCTTGTGGGTCAAGCGTCGGCCTGGCATCGACGCGATCTGGGGCGACCTGGCATCGACGGTTGCGGTTATCGTCCCGCACAACGTGGGTGCACCGTGTTGCGGTTATCGTCCCGCACAACGTGGGTGCACCGTGTTGCGGTTATCGTCCCGCACAACGTGGGTGCACCGTGTTGCGGTTATCGTTCCGCACAACGTTTTACACACCGTGAACGGTTGTCGAACCGGAGGGAGGCACGGCAGGAGGGGCGAGGCTGCGCGTGTGGGCGCACGACTCGACAACCGATCACGATGCGCCATTGACACTCACACTCGCCCAGTGTGGTTACACTACGTCCCTCATAACTGGGATTGATTTCTACAACGCGGCGCGGCATTGCGCGCCGTCTCTTATTGTGGTGTCACTTCGCCCATTGCAATCCACACTTTGGACAAGTGATTAGGTTGTCGCGCTCACCCTTATCACTACCAGTCTCAGGGATGTCTCCAAGGTCGCAGTCGTCGTCAAGCCCTGTTAGTTCAGAGACTTCGCGGTCCGTCCAACCGGCTAGGCCGGTGTCGTCTGTGTTGTAGTCTGCTAGAATCTCGGCGACTAGTTCGTTGTCCCACTCTGCAATCTCGCCCAACTTGTTGTCGGCAAGCGCTAGCAAGTGCGCGTCAGCCGGGTCTAGGTCAAGATACCTGACTGGCACCTTGTCAATGCCAAGAGACAATGCCGCCTTGAGCCGAGTATGCCCAGCAATGATCTCACCGTCAGCGCGGCGAGCTAGGATAGGAGACCCGAAGCCAAAGCGCTTGATACTGTCGGCCACGCGCAATACTGCCGCGTCGTTCTTGCGTGGGTTCTTTACCCATGGTTTGAGCGACTTGGTGTCAACCCAAACCGCTGCGGCTTCCGCTGATTGCTTACCGATGTCACCCTTTGGAATTGGCATATTCTGGCCTCGCCCTCATTCGTTGCGCCATGCGCTCGATCTTGTGTGTTGGTGTGTACGAACGCAGGAACCACGTTGGCAACTGCTCGCCTATCTCATACTCGCGCGTTACCGGTGACAAATCAAACGACTTCAACAGTGCTCGCACGCCTTGTTCCGAACCCATCGCGCGCAACTTTGAGGACATGCACAGTGCAGCAAACGCCGCGTCAGTCTGCGGCGTGGCTCGCGCCACAAGTGCTGAAGACAATTGAGGCATAGGCCCCTGAACATAACGACCGTGGAACACCTCAACATTGCCAGTGCGCGCGATGGGGCTTTGTTCCATGCGCTTTAGGTTGGGAAATAGGCGCACCGCTTCCCACTGCATGGGTGTCAACGGCTCAGGTTGGAACGGTGTTGTCTGTACGGCAATACGAACGTGGGCGCGCGGATTGGCCGCTAGGCAGCAGTCACGCAATTCATCCCAGTCAGACTTGGATTCTGTTGGGAAGTTGCCAATGTTGAATAGCTTCACAATGTGCCCCACGCCTGCGTCGGCTAGTAGTTCGATCAGCGCTGTCACGTGGTGGGCCTTGATGGGTTTACCGAATAGACAACGCAGGCGCTCAGACGTGCCATCAAGAGCCGTTACCAGTTGGCCCTTGATACTACTACGTAATCGCGTTGCTCCCGCATTGACAAGGTCTAACAGCGTGGACTCAGTGTTGCCTGAGTCGTTCCACGAATTGCCAGCAAGCGTCTTCCGCGTAAACGCATAGTGGCAAAACATGCACTTGTTTTTGCACCCTATCGACGCCTCTGACCATCCGCCGATGTGGCGCTTATCAGGTCCGATTATCCTGTTGGGGTATAGACATGGTGCCTGCGCAATCTCAACGTCTGACACGTCTGGCAAGTGCATCACGCTTGGGTGCTCGAACGGTTTAGCATCAAGGGTTGACACTACAAGTTCGGCGACAAACGCCTCACTCCTACCAAACACAGCCATGTCTAAAAGGTTGCGGATGGCAACGGGGTTCTGCATACCAGACCCGCCACCTATCGCCACGAAAGAGCGAGGCCGTTGCCAATCAGCGCGCTTGGATACTCGCCTATATAATTCAATCACATCGTGCTTAGATGTGAATGATACCAACACAACGCGGAAGTGCTTGGCCGTCTCTGGCGTGCAATAGCCAACGCGGACACCGGCGCGCTCTAGCACGTCCCGCACAACATGTACTCCCATATTGTTGCCATCGTCGAATGCTGCGCTTGATTGCTTGTGTCTTGGTTTCTCGAACAGCAAGAACGCCACGCTTGCGTTATTGTCACTCACGCGTAAACCTTTGGCAATTGCATGCAGTGGTTATAGCAGAAACAGCACTCGTCAGAACAGAACCGCCTAGGTCTGCCGACATTGCCCAACTTGACCTCAAAGAACATATCACACTGAGGGCATATCGCAGTGAACCCGATTGGCACCGCATGCTGCTCAGCGTGCATGCCCAATTCCCACACGAACGAATCCGTCATTGACGCGGCGTCAACGAACGCATCGACGACATCGAGCATCGACCGAACGGCACCAGTGCTAACGCCATCAAGCGCTGCGCACGAGGCAATCGACATCGGGCCATCGTCATCCTCACACGTAGCGTGTTTGGCTTCAATCGTAGTCATTTGTGCTTCAGTCCTTCTCGCGCCCTCGCATCACTATCCTCAAGTTCAATCATCCTATCCAACATCTTGGCAACCAACGCCTCACGCTTGCGTTCGTCGTGGCCTTCTGGGCCAGCGCGCACGCGTAGCCCTAGCGACTTGGCAAGGCGCACAAGCGCGGACCAGTCGGCCTTTAGCAGTTGCGATGGCGTGACAGTGTCGTCTCTCACGTTGCGCCTTCCTATGCCTTCCAGCCAACACTTCGCAATGTGCGCGCTATGCTCGCGCATCTACTGTTTACGTCATTGACCTGAACCGTAAGCGTGTCGACGTCTTTGCGCAACCGTTCGATAGCGTCTAGGATTGCTTGGATGTCTGCGTCACGCGGCATCGGTAGTGAAAACGACGGAACCTTGCACTTGCTATCCAATAGCCGCTCGTTCTCTTTTACTTCCTTGTTCGTATACGACATCACGTTACCTCTTCCTGTTCTCGCTCGCACTCGCGTAGCAACCATTCGGCGACGCGCTTACGTGACTCTGGCGACAGCGCGGCAACCGCCTGCGCACACGTCACCATTGCCATTGCCTCGGCCGCCAACCTTGTCGCTGGGATTGGTTGTGTCATGGTTGTGTAGATTGTAATGTTTGGGTCGAACGGTTCTACCCGGAACGGGTCAAAGCCCAACCCTGGGGCGGCGTATAAGTACGACATTACGTTGCCTCGTAAGCGGCATGTGCCGCGTTCAGGAGCCCTTGTGCTGACGTCAACAGCACGCTTAGCGTCTCAGCCTCACGCTCCGCTTTCTTGTCCTTGGCGCGGCGACAGAGCCACGCAAGCCACATGACCCGCGTGGGTGGCGACTGCTCAGGATGCTTGCGCGATGACGTCCGCGCTATGGCGTTATGCAACCGCAACGCGATGGGCGTTGACACGATAAGCGCTACCCGTACGCCATCGAGCAACCTTGACGCGCCAACCTGGCACCCATTGGCGGCCTCGTCTGCGTCGTATTGCAGACGCAGTATCGGAACGTGGTTGGGTGCTAGTTTGCGTAAGCGCTTGCCAATACGGTTAGCGCGCTCAGCGGCCATCAAGGTGCGCTCGTTGATGTCGGCCACCACTACGCGCTCGTGCTTGCCGCGCATCGTACCGGTACGCATGATGTCCAACTGCGCGCCGAGTGGCGACTTGACGCCGCATGCCCCGCGCGCTTCGCTGAAGTACCAGCGCAAGTCTGACTCGTTGTCGGGTGAGATCATTCAGATGTCGTCCAGTCTGTGGCCGCAACAGTCATTGCACTGCCACTCTTGCTCGCCAGGTTTTGGCCCATACACCTCGGTTGTGTACGGGTCTGGCTCGAACGTGTCGGCCTCGTTCTCACAGCCGCAACACTCGCATCGAGGGTTTGGCCTAAAGTCTATCTCCGAGCACTCGTAGCATATCCAACCCGTGGCGTTAGGCATCCACGGGGGCATGTCATGCGCGTACTGCATCGCCTCTTGCTTGTGGCATAGTTCGCACAGCGTGGCAGTGCCATTGTCGGGCAAGATTATCAATTGCGCCTCGGCACTTCTTGGATGACTCCGTCAAGCGGGACGTCTGACAGACTCCCCAACAACACCACCAGTGCTAGTGCCAGGTCAAGCGCTGTGCCGTCGAATCCAGCGGACCCGCCTCGCATGAAGTCCCGGCCAGTAACCATCGCTACGCGCCAAGGGTTAGGCCGCTCGTTGTCTGTCCACACCCTCACCTGCGGGTCAGTGTGATTCATCAACAACATGCGCGCTATCATGTTGTCGATGACCTCTTGCATTCCAACGGTTGGCCCTTGCATGGTATCCACCCTCATCACATCCACCGGCCCAACCAAGACTCGATCATGATGGCCGCGTAGTGACTGATAACCTCATCGCTCACGCCATCGCTCGCGGCAATGGCACACCACAGCGCAGGGGTTAGCATGCGGTCAGGTTCGAGCACAGCATTGCGAGTCTTGTCACGCATTGGCCTTCTCCGTTTGACGTGTGAGCACGTTGCGAAGTTCAACCGCAGCATCACCCATCGCGCGGAAGATGCCTGCCTCAGTGTCAAAGAACGCGGCGGCATCCTCGCCAACCATCTCGTGCTTAGTCGACTGTTTGCGAATGTCCTGTAGGTTGATGATGAGTGCTTGGGTCCAGCCGGTGAACATCTCGTGGGGCGCGGCCAACACCCTAAACGCGTTCTCATTTTCGGTCCGGGTCGCCATCAGTTCAGACACGTCCGCATCCTTGTCTGTGCGAATCATTGACGCTACTGCCTCGCAGGCGGCAACCGTCGCGAATGCCGCGTCTGCAATGGGTTGCAGTTTCTCTACTTGCTTATCGCGGAACCAGTCGATACCGTCTTTCCACACGGGTTGAACGTCATTCAACGCACCCTTGATGTCGATGCTAACGCTTTGCATTTCCTCGATGACATCCGCAAGCGGCAAGTCCTCGAACCCGTCAACGTGTGACCCACCTTCGGTGCAGTTGATGAGCCTGATATGCGGCTTGTCCTTTGCCAACCTAGCAGCGCGTTGCTCGAACCAAACACGCGCGTGCAACCACTGCGGCGTATCGGGAATCTTCGTTGCAGGGTCGCCCCATGCGGCAACCTCGCCATGCTCTTCGAGTGCATGCAACTTGTCAGCTAGCACGCCATCCGCCGCACGCTTGCCGCCAGTGTTTGCCAGGTCTTGGCCCACAAGGATAATGGGGTTGCATCCGAACGCTTCGGCAAACAAGAACGCAGCGGTTGTGACACTGCCACCAATCGGCAATCCCTCGGAACCTAGCAGTTGGTGGTTGACGGCGTTGAACGAAAAGTTGCTATCCGCCCAAGGCAACAGTGGGCCATTGCCGATCTTCAACACCGCAGGACTAGCCTCTAGCGAGAACGCTCGCGGGACAGTGTCAATCCACTCGACGCCTTCGAGGTGTTCTGACAAGTCGCGCCCTTCGACCGCCAGGAATAGGTGCGGTTGCGCGTTGTGCTTGACGAACGCTCGCGCCGCAACGTCCACGGTGATGACCAGCCCCTTCTCGTAACACGACGCCAGCAAAGGCCCGTTACGGTCCAGCGATGGCCCTGCCCCGACGATGAACGCGGGCGCACCAACGAACGCACCCGCCAACGACATGGCTGGCACTTGTCCCGCGCATGCGTCGAGGTTCTCTGCCACGTTGCGAATCCACTCGCCCATTCGCGCTGCGATGGTGTTCATGGTCACTTGCTCAGCGTCAACGATGCGCCGCACGACATCGGAGAACAGCGCGTAAGCCTCTTGGTTAGCGACGGCGATTGGCCCTCGTTGCTCCGCAATCTCAGCGGGCATCACGTAGTCGCCAGTATGAAAGATGGTCAACGATGACTGACCCTGCAACAGCGTTTGCAGCATGTGGCGGAAGTCGTCGATATCGCAACAGACACTCACACCTTGGAGCGGGAAGCGCACGGACAGGAACGCCTTGAGCACGCCAGCGTTTGGCTCGTAGATGATGATTGGCGGAACCCCGTCGCGCACAGATTGACAGATAGTGCGAACGCGAAATAGCAGGTTGCCTGCGCCGCATCCGAAGATGACTAGCGGGTGGCCTAGTTCAATCTCCTTGCGTAGCGACTCTTCCTTGCCAGCGTCGAACGAGTCCCACGTTTGACCGCTGTGGACCAGCGTAAACGCACCATTGCCAGTGATGCCAAAGTGCCCAATGGGCTCCACTGACTCAAGGATAGCGCGCGAGCGTGGCCCCACGTTAGCGGGCATTGCCGCTTCCATGACTGACACCGTCGCGGGTTGCAATACCGCAATCATCTCCGGTGCAATCTCACCTCCACCCAGCACTGATACTTGTCGCATGTTCTCCTGTCCTGTTGTTCTGTTGTCCTATGCTAATACGTCAAACGGGTTTAGGACGCCAACAATCCCTCCAACAACCTAACAGCGCGCGCCCACTTGCATCCACGCTTGTGACTAGGAGTGCGGTGCTTACTATGGCTATAGATCGAATATCCGCCATTGCACGATTGGCACCACGTCCCCTCTTCCCCGCGATGCCACTCATGCGTCCGCATGACGTCCAGAACCATTGTTGCTTGCTTGGGTGTCATCCTCTCAACCTCTTGATCTGCGCCGCCTCCGACGCATGAACCCGCTTGTTCCAACCACCCTCGCGCAACCGCTCCGCTCGCCTGATGTCGCGCACGAGCAAGTGCAACCCATGCGGCTCAATGCTTGCGCCGTGGTCGCTGCCTTTTCGGCCTCGATCTAATGTCACATGCCTTTCAACGATGCAAGCCCGCCAGGCCGCAACGGACAATACAGACGGCAACAGTCCAACCTCGTGGCCGCTGTAACCAACCGGTACGCGGTAGCGCTGCCGCAGTGTCTCGATTACAGGTAGGTCAATCTCATCGTCCGTCGTTGGGTAGTTGCTCGTGCAATGCAATAGCGTCAACCTGTCGCTTGCCAGGTCATCGTACGCCTCGTCAATGTCTGCCAGTGTCGCCATGCCCGTCGACATGATGACGGGCCGTCTTGCGGCCCAGACGGCGCAGCGTAGGGCCTTGTTGACCATGCCAGCGCTCGCAATCTTGTAGCATGGCGGGTTGTACTGTTCGAGGAAGTCAACACTCGGCACGTCCCACGGCGACGCGAACCACAGGATACCACGCTGCAAGCAATACTCGTTGATGTCGTCGTATTCGGCGTGGCCGAATTCGATGCGCTCGCGGTAGTCAATCGTGCGCATCTCGCCCCACGGGGTATCACGCAAGACGTCTCGCTTGTCTGGTGCAACGTGCAAGTCAGGTGTGCGCTTCTGAAACTTGACAGCGTCACACCCTGCCGACACCGCCACATCAATCAGCCGCTTGGCAACGTCAACATCGCCATCGTGGTTGATCCCGATCTCCGCTATAATGAAGCACGGTTTGCCCTCACCAACCTCGCGATTGCCTACTCTGACGGTGTGCACTTCAATGCCTCCAAGTCTTTCTTGGCCTTAGCAAACCTGTCGTTCGCGTCCTTCAGTTTCCGCTTAGCGTCTGCCAATTCTTTTCGTTTCTTCTGTGTCGACTTGTGCTTAGCTACCTTTGCCACGCGAGCGGACTCGTCAAGTTCCACACCCTCGTTGCACGTAAACGCAAACAACTTGGGAGGCGGCAAGTCTGGATACGCTCCAACGTAGTAGCCAACGCGACCGCGCGCCGTTCCGATGCGCTGGTATAGGCGCGCAAGGCTGATATCGTCAACCCACGACGGGCCGCAGCCGCCGTATCCCTTGCTGCGAAGCCATTGCCCATCGGCGTTTTGGATTGCATAGACGGTTAGCATTGCGCCTCCAGAATCATCTCACACGCCTCGCGTACGGCGCCGTCTCCACCGTTGCGCTTTAGCACAACCTGAGCGGCATCAAGCGCGCACGGTTCCGCATCATGCGGGGCCATGCTCACGCCAACCATTGCCATACACGCAACGTCGGGTTCGTCATTGCCAACGTAGCAGACTTGCTCTAGCGGTGTGCCTTGTAGCATTGTCTCTAGGGCTAACGGTTTTAGCCCCGACGTTTGCACACACTCGATGCCCAACTTGCGACACCGTAACAGTGCCGACCTGTCGTGCTCGTGAGTCAAACACACAACCCGAACGCCAGCGCGTTGGAGCAGTATGATGCCCGAACTGTCAGCCTTGGAACAGGATACCACCTCGCGCCCATCGCTGTCGGTCAACACGCGGTTGTCTGTTAGCACACCGTCGAAGTCTAGGACGAGCAACTGAACGCGCGACAATCGGCTACGCAAGCCAGGGCTTGTCAAACCGCGACGCACAATCGCATTGGCCGCCGCCAGGTCGTTTTCATCATCGATGTCAATGCCATACTCTGAGCGGACCATAACGGTCTCAGTCGGGAAGCGCGAGCGCTTGCGCATGAATGCCTCGACCGGGAACGCATAGCATCCGCCAGTCTCTTTCCACAGCGGCTTGCATTGCTGTCTTGGCTTGCGTGGCAGTGTGCTAAGCGGTTCATCATCGTACCAGAAAACGTTGTGGTGCGGATAGACCGTAAACGCGCTGCGGCCTAGTTCTGCCAACGCCACGCAGTGCGCCACCTCGTCAGACGTCAACAGCGGAGTCGTGCATTGCACGAACGCACACGTCCCGCTATCGATGCCACACACGTCTAGCGCGTGCCAGATGGCATCCTCGCTTGTGGCGGTGTCGCTAGCCAAGTCCAACGGTCGCCGAACAACCTGCGCGCCATGACATTGTGCGACCGCTGCAATTTCGTCATCGTCTGTCGTGACCACGATGTCAGCGATACCCGCGTCGCGGCAGGTCTCGATAGCGCGCGCGAGCAACGGCAACCCGCCAACCATTGCCAGGTTCTTGCGTGGCAGTCCCTTACTGCCGCCTCGCGCTGGGATGATGGCTACGACGTTGTCAGTCATCGCCGTTGGCCTCCTGATACGCTTGCGTGATTGCCTCGCGCACGGCCAGTGTTAGCAGCGAAGCTATCTGGGCCGCAGGCGATGCGCGAAGTGGCCCAGTGTCAGTCAATGCCACACAGTTGTCACGTTGGCCGAACAGGACCACGGCACCGCGCGCTGACACATTGTCTAGGATGGCCTTTGCCGCATGCGCGATAACGTCCTCGCGCGTGGGAACACGTTGACCAACCTCCTCGTTGTAGTAGTCGTCAATGGCATCGTCCAACAGGTCGGCGGCCTTGTCCAAGTGCTTCGCAGCCTTCGCGATACGCTTCGTGCATGCCATGGTATCGTGCTCCTTTGCTGGTCTCTGTTGCATTGCTATCGTCTCGCCTTCCTGCGCGACAGTGCGCGCCGTTGCCGTTCGTTGCGGTTCTTGACTCGATGTTCACGCTTGCGCCATCTGACCTCTCGCCTAGCGTCAAGGCCACCTAGCAGCGTGGCAAGCACCTCGACTGTCTTGCGTGGCATCGGCACAATGTCATCCAACCGTTGGCGGAGTCGTTCAAAGACGCCTTCAACGTCGGGCCGTTCACCTGGTTTGGGTTCACTCATACCACCAGGCCCAATGCGTTTAGGTCCGGTCAGCCGCCAACCTTGGCATGCGACGTGCACAGGTTTGGGTCACTCCCGCTGGAGGGGAACGGCGAGATATGGTCAAGCGCTAGCGGACGGGTTTGGGACCGTTGGCATGCGACGTGCTAGGCAGGATGGTATGAAAACCACAGCAATCGAAGTCTACTCGGACGGCAGCGGCGCACCCATGACGGTTACAGTCGGGGGCTACTTGTTCGCCTGTGATTGCCTGGGTGAGATCAGGATCCAGTGCGTCACTAGCAGCAGCCGCAAGCCTAGCCGCAAGGCTGTGAACATGGCGCGCTGGCTCTACGCCAAGACCTTGAACGCGCATGTGGATGCAGCGTGGCTGGCCTTGAACGCCGCCATGTACGCATGACCACAGCCTGCCATGACACCAATGTCATACCACCCGCTCCGCGCATAATCGCTACAAATAAAGGCACATTGCGAAGCGAGCCGACAACCGCTCGCCTAAGCATGACACCAATGTCATAGCGAAAACCTCACGAATATCGCGAAACGGCGTTTAGGTATGACATTCGTGTCATGGCTTGGGTGTCGAGCCTGGCGGTTTTGAGGCTACGGCAACGATGGCATAGCGTTCGCATACTCGGAAAGCACCATGAAGAACACCGACAAGGCAACCAAGCGCATCGCCGACCGCATCCGCAAGATGAGTGACTCCGAGCTGGTGTGGTCGCATCGCGACTGCTCCCTCGCTCTTGAAGGACTGCTCACCGTTACCGCCACGAATAGCTGGGTTCAGCGCATGGGCGGCGAAAGATACCTCACCGAATTGTCCTTGTTCCAAAAGGAGCGCGCGCGTCGCGGCATCTGATGGCGACATTCCGCGTAGGCGAGATTCAGGCGTGCGGGTTGACCATCTATGTATTCGACCCCGCGTTTGACGATTGCCTGGCCTTTGACGGCGACTACGAGCCGTTTCCTGGCACGTTCGACCATGCCGCAGGCGTGCTACACGTCAACGAGGGAGCAGAGGAAGCCGCATGGTCGCGACTAATTGACGCCGTCAATAGCGCGGACGACGATGGCGACGGCAAGGTCCGTGACGCGCTGACCTCGCTTTCGTCGCGAATCCTTCGCTCCGCCAAGACCCTATGACATCAATGTCATACCCGCCACGCGTACCTCAATCGCTACAGAACAAGCCACGCCAGCACATCGTAGCCGTCTTGGACCTCGATGCTATGACTTCAATGTCATAGCGTAAACCTCGAAGGATTCGCTAATGTGACGTTTTGCTATGACACCGCTGTCATGGTAGGCCGTTGGCTATCGTCTCGCCGCGACAACCCGACACCTGGCAGACCTAGCCCGCCACGTTTCGCAAACCGCTACAAAACAAGACACTTCGTGCAGACCAGGACCGTTTTGCCATGGGTCAAGAATGACTCACTAGGCGCGCAACATGTCGGAAACGTTGAGGACGCGTTTGGAATGACCATACACTTTTGGGTCAATCACGCAACTTTTGCAATAGCACGACTTGAATGCCATGGTGTGAATCTACTTAGTGTAACAACGTTGTCCCTGTGGGAGTAGACGTTTCGCGTTTTTGTGTTGCGTGGCATGGTGCGTGCATAGTGGGTTTGCACCATGACGAACCAAGCCAACCCCGCCGAGACCAAGACCTTCCCGACCGCGCGCGCTGCCAAGGTTGCCATGAACAAGGCGACGAAAGCCTACGATAAGGCCATTCACGCATACAATGCGCTGCGGTACGCTACGATCTGCGCCGGTGTACCTGAGCAGTGGCCGCAAGCTCTGCTCGATGCCGAAACGCACCGCAACAACTGCCGCATCGCCGCCGAGAACGTCTACCTGAACGCAACCTCGCAGGGGTTCAGGGTAACGCGCTGAGCGCTTGGCACGCTGAGTGCATGGGAGTAGAGCCATGACGAACACAACCCGCATGACTCCTGAGCTTATCCAACGTCGCATCCTTGACCTCAAGGTCGAGATTCGCGACCTAAACAATAGGCGGTTCGCTGGCGTAACCCACACCTGGCACGGCCTCCGTGTGGGCGAGCGGCTTGAGGCCGCGTATTGGCGGCTAGCGCTGTTGGAAAGCCAGCGTGCCGCATAGCTTGGCACGCCGTTCGCATACTCACCAAGCATCGCAGCCCACAACGAAAAGGCTCCGGCGAGCGCCCACCAGGGTGATTGTGGTATAAGGTTGGTTCGACTCCAACGGTTGCGACCAAGGACAACGAGAAGAGGGAGACGACGATGCGACTTACCCAGAAGATCCGCGACAAGTTTGACGGCGTGGCCCTCGAAGGATTCGCGGTTGCTGGCTCGCCAGCGGCCCTGGAAGCGCTTGGCGGAACCTTTGCCAACATCTCATGCGTGTGCTGCGGCGCGAGGATTGGCAACGTCTTCCTGACCTCGCACGGTCCCATGGGTGGCGATTGCCTCGCGACCTTGACCGGAGACGACTCGACACGCAAGGCAGTCCGTGCGCTTGCGACCAAGTTGAGCCACCAGGATACCGCTGGGGAATATGAGGTTGAGGCGACGTCTCGTGGCGTTGCTATCCGCGCCCTGCGCCGGATTGGCTTCGATGAATACGAGGGCCGTACGCGCTACGGATACGGCTGGTGCGTCGCGGTGGTCAACCTTCCGCTTGACATCGTGCGGGCCATGGTCGCCGATGCCGGGTTGCGCATCGTCGGTTAGACACTGAACGCACACCCACCACGACATCCACGCCATACCCGCCGCCTACCACGATATCCGCACAACTAAAGCCAAACACAACAACCGTGCACCATTGGGGCTTGTTCAGCATGACATCGAAGTCGTGGTGGCTAAAGCCTACAGGTTACGGCAAGTCGTGCGGTTTGGCTTGTTCAGTATGACATTGACGCCATGGCAAGCGCACATGTCCTACCAAGCGCACACACCGTTGCGGGCCGTGGCCCCAAGGGTACCAGCATTACTTGTACCCTTTGCCAAACGCCACAAAACAAGGCATGCCAGCAACACCACGACTTGAAAGTCGTGCGGTGTTCAGGTGTGCGCAAGTTACGCTAACCCTTGTTTCATAGCGTATCGCGGAACAGTGACCATACGTTTTTGGCCAAACCGGCAAACTTTGCACAGGCACGACTTGAAAGTCGTGGTATGAATCCACTCAGTGGAACGCGCTTTCGTCGGTAGACGTAGCGCTTCGCGGTGTCGTTGGGGTATTGGCACAGTGCGTGCTAGGTAGGATTGCACCATGAACAACAACCAAACCAGCTTCGCAGACGTCCACGCCTACATCAGCAACCCCGCGAACTACTACCGCACCGCTAAGGAGCGACGCGCGGATGCAGCGGAATCCGCTCGCGTTGCCGCTTGCCACGCTGCATTCAAGGCCGATTGGGTCGCCCAGGGTCGCCCGGTGGACGCCGATGGCGAACCTGACCTGTTCGCCGAATTCGAGTGAGCCGTCAGGTTGGCACACGTCCTGCAAAGGTAACTTGTACCATGAAGACTCAAACAAACAAGGTCACGTTCGGAGACAAGGTCACCAACTGGGACGGAAGCGCACGGATTGACGTCGCCATCGATGGGAATAGCGAGGGAACAATCACGGTGCTTGTAAGCCAAATCCATGGGACCGAATACGAAGTGTGCCTGGACAATGGTAAGAGCAAGTGGTTCCGAGCCTTGACGGCGGCCAAGGATTGGGCGAAAGGCAACGCAACGGCTTGTCTATGCGACGACGGATTCTGCGGGGAGTGATTGGCACGCTGAATGCAATGATAACAAGCAGGAGGACACGAACCATGAAGAGCACGAGCAAGCGCACCGCGGGCACAGACAACAACCCCGCTCGCCTACCCGCCGGATTGCGAAAGGCCCTCGCGGAGTGTACTGGGACCGTCACTCTGATGAGGCCGGGCCTTGGCGAGAAAATGTGGTCGATCTTCGACTCCGCTCGGCCCGTGTGGGAGCGCCGGGTTTCGGACGCCGTGGTCGACCGCATGTTCGACTTGGACATGGTAGACGATGCCGACTATGGGACGTGGACGATCAAGTCGATCTGGGTCCACCTTTGCCGAGCGTAGGGGGGGACATGAAAATTCGAGTTTTGGTCGAGGTAACTGACGAAGATCGCCGCACGATAGCCACGCGGCTAGGGATTCCTGGGATGGCATCGCGGGACCAAATTGAAGCCTACATTCGCAGGATCGTAGCGACGGAACTTAGGTTGGACAAGGAAGATAGCTGCAATGTCTAGAATATACGTTCAGCAGTACGATCACTACTGGGCTTTTACCCCCCGTGGCTTGCGTGCGTTGTTGGAACGAGGAGCCAGGGGAGGTGAGTGGAACCTCGACGACTACGGAAAGATGCTAACGCGCAAGCCGCGCTATTCGAACGAATCGATAGCGATCCGCGTGCTCGATTGGACGCGCGAAGACTTCGCCGATGCGCTCGAATATCTGCATGAACACGGCAATCTGAACACTTACCAGATCTGGATCTGGGGATGCTGAACGGTTAGTTTTGTTGAACCTGGCACGACGCGTGCAAAGGTAACTTGTACCATGAAGAACCAAAACAACACCAAGTCGACCGTGGCCCCGACCGTCGAATACCGCTGCTTCTGGGAGACCAACACTTGCCGCAAGGTCCGCCGACTGGTGCGCGAATCGCTTGACAGCAAGGGTCGCGTCAATGGGTTCGAGGTACTCTGCACCGAAACCTGGGCATGATTGGCACGCTGAGTGCATAAGGAAGAGTCATCATGAACAACGAGAACACAGTCACCATCACCGGAAACACCTACCCCGCAGCGAAACTGCTCCGCGACTGCGGATTCGCGTTCGACAAGACAACGAAGGCGTGGACTGGCGATGCAGCGGCAAAGGCAGAGCTTGACCGAGTCAGCACCGCCACCTACAGCCGAGCGAACCAGAGGCTGGTGTCAGGTCTCAGGATAGCGTAGACATTGGCACGAGTCTCGCAAAGGAACCAAGCACCATGAATACCATGACCTTCACGACCCAAGCCGCTTGCTCCGACTACATCAAAACCAGCGACATCATGGGCCGCCCTCACGTGTGTAACAAAATCGGCGAGTGGCATCTTTGGTTCGTGCTCGTTTACCACGATGGCCGCCCGTGGGCCTTGCTGGAAGACGGGGCCACCATCGAGTGGTTGGAGGACTGGTAGCGGTTGGCACGCGGAGTGCATTGCTATCTGGCAAGGAGAACACGAACCATGAATACCGCAACCTACATCACCAACCAGATCGCCAAATCCGAACGCTGCATCCTTGCTGGCAAGGCCCGATTCGCCTCCCTCGTTGCCAACGCGCCCAACGCTGGCGAGTGCGGGTTTTACTCGCACGTTGAGGCTTGCCGCGCAGCCAATGAGATGGTGATTGGCGGCAGGGAAGAGAAGGCGTATTGGATGCGGCGTTTGCAGGAAGTGGCCGAGAGCGTGTAGCCAGAACCCACGCCAACCGCCCCGCTGGCGCATGCCACGCGGGGCATGCTGCGTTAGTGGCACGGCTCGTGCAAAGAGAACCAACACCATGACGAACTTCACCAACCCCATCACCGTCTCAGCCGCTGACCTCTGCTCCGCCCTTTGGGGCCAACCGCTCGCCTACGTCAACGCGGGTTGCTACGAGGGGACCAAGGTTCGCGTGCGCCAGGTTCCGGCTGACGCAGTGCTTACCGTAACCCCTTCCGCTTGCGGCAAAGGAACGAGCGCTAGCGTTAGCGACTCGGACGGCGGATGGATCGCTGACAGGTTCGGATCCCTTGGCGCACGCGACCTGCGCCGAGTGGTTGCCTACCTCGCCAGCAAGTGATGGCACGGCTCGTGCAAGACAGGAAAGCATCATGACAACGCAAACCAACCTCGAAGTTGCAAACACAATCCTAGCCCAGATGGGCGGCACGGGCCGACTCTCCGCCATGCTTGGCGCGTCATCGTTCTTCGGGACGGAGGACACCGCGTCATTCCGGTTCAAGGCGCGCGCCCGTAACAAGTCAAACATGGTCAAGGTTCGCTTGGACCCTAGCGACACCTACACCGTTGAATTCTGGACGGTCCGTGGCGGCAAGGCAACCAAGCGCAGCGCGCATAGCGACATCTACGCCGATGGGTTGAAGACCTTGTTCACCGATGAGACCGGCCTTTATCTGAGCCTGTAAGGAGGAATAGTGGAACAGAATAATCCAATCGACCCCGACGACATGTCACCCAGGCAATTGGCAGAGTATCTGGTATCTCACGCAATACCCGGAGCGCCCAACATGGTTAGGTTGGCCCAGGCTTACCTTGACATTTCGCCCACAGGCAAACCAGCTACCATCGTAGGCAAACCCTGCCACTATAACGCCTACGTCTGGACAATCCGCGCGGATGATGGCGAACGATACTACCTGCACGGTATCGGCGCTCCAACCCACGGAGACGTTGGGGACCGTGGCGAGGTATTCTACCAGTCAACCGGCGCGCGCGGTCTCTGGTATTGGCGCGCGACGTTGGCCTAGGACGGCCCTTTCGGCCACAGGTTGGCCTTGGATGCCATGGCGCCACCCCGACGCGTCCTAGGCCCATCCTTGGCCCAGCAATGGCCCACCGTCCAAAACGCCGCACTATTCCACGCTGTCAACGAATAGCTCCCACAGGTTGCCACCAGCCCACACGCTATCCCACACAGCACCATGACATTGAAGTCATGCATTTGCTCCTGCATGTATGGTCACGCCGCGCTTGCCGCTACGATTCAAGGCATTCCGCGAACCCGAAACACCTATGACTTTGATGTCGTGGTGGTATGCAAACGTTGCGGACTCGTGGCCCAACGAACGCTAAACGCTACAGAACAAGGCCAACGCGAACATTCGACATCGGACCACGGCGCCAAGGTCCGCTCGATGGGGTTGGGCCTTGTTCAGTATGACCACGGCGCCATGCGTTTGCTCCTACGTGTATGGTCATTCAGCCACGCTTTGCGCGCCACGCTTGTTTTCTAGGCACATCGTGACGGTTTGGCCCTATGACTTTCAAGTCATACGTTTGCTCCTACATGTATGGTCATTCCCCTTTGGCGTCACGTTTCATCGAGAATCAAAGCGCTAAAGGCCCTATGACATTGAAGTCATACGTTTAGTCCTGCATGTATGGCACCATACATTTCAGCCCCGCCAAAGCACTGAACATCGGTGGTTCCGTGCAGTGCCAGCGTAATGATATGCGGTTGGGCTAGGTTGTCTGGTTGGCATCGCTGTTGCATTGTGTCGAAGCACCATGACGAACGCAGAACACGCCAACGTTACCATCGACACCAACCACCCCACCTACGGAACCAACGTCTGCTTTATGGATTCCGAAGATGCGGGGCGTTGCATGTGCGACCGCTGCGTCCGCTGGCTCAATACCACCAAGGCCGTCAATACCCTCACGGTGGACGATATCGAATTGACGATGCCCACTCGCAAGACTCGCCGCGCTCGCTAGCCAAGTTGGCACGCATCTAGCATTAGGAATTATCATCATGAACGCCAACGAAAACACCGCCCTCCTCGCACTCGACGACGAAGTGGTTGCTGACCTAATGGCAATCGCAACCGGTTCCGATGCCATCGCCGACCGTATCGCCGAGATTCGCGCTGCTTTCGCTCCGACGCTTGACGCCTCCTACGATGCATCCGCACCCTTCGACCCGCTGGCCCTGTTGATGGCGACCACCTCTAAGGCCATGGATTCCGCCACGGAAACGCGCTTGGATGCGCTTTACCAGGTTCAGGCAGCAGTCGCCAACGCAGAGCGCGAAGCCGCCAAGTGCCCGCGCTGTGGTGGGACTGGTGTGCTGCCTGAGTACCGCCACATTAACGGCGGTTGCTGCTACCGTTGCAACGGCAGCGGCCATCGCCACAACGGCTAGACCACTTGGCACAAGTATCGCATAAGGAATCTCCCATGAATAAGCTCACCAGAACCCAGCGCGATGCACTCCTGGCCCTCTACCTCAACCAGACCCCGCGATGCGGATGGGAGACTCTCGGCGCACTTGTGGCCTACGGCCTCGCAGAAGGCGACGTATTCGACGCCGATTACCTTTCGTTGACCGAGTCTGGACGCACTTGCGCACGCACCGAAGCGGCAACGCAGGACAAGGCGCGGAACGCACGTAACGCCAGGGCTCGCGCGAGCAACGGCATCCGCCGCTCCGTTGGCTTGACCCGAACGCGTAACGGTTCGTGGGAGTGATTGGCACGCCGCTCGCATAAGGAACAAGCATCATGACGACTCAATACAACGCCGACATCGAGACCACGACAACCCGTACCGGACGCACCACGGTCCGCTACACGGACCCCATCAATGGCAAGCGCGCACGCAAGACTTTCAGGTCTGCCCAACTTGCTGGCGTGTTCTCGCGCTACCTCGAAAACTGCGGCTCGTATTGGGCCAACAGTGCTACCGCCAGCTTCGTGCGCGCCATCGACAATGGCGATTGCGTCATCGTCGAAGTGTAGCGGTTGGCATCAGGTTTGCACCGAAGGAAAGCATCATGAAGACCACAACGACAACCCCGACCGTAACGAACCGGACCCTTGACATGGGCAACAACGAGAGCCTGTCGAGCGGCGTTTTCGCGCAACCGGACGGCACTTGGCTCGCCATGACGTTTACCGTCAGCAAGACGTTCAAGACTCAATCGGGCGCGGTCCGCTGGTATCTCAGGCACACCGGGCGCTAGTTGGCGCGAGGATTGCAAAGGTAAGATGTCATGAACTACATCGACCAAATCAAAGAGATACTGAGCGGCTCCTTGACGCCAACCCGCGCAGCCAAGGTCTTTGCACTCGCCCGCTACAACGGCTCGGTTGATGCCGCCATGATGGCTGCCGATGCCGCTGGCCGTATGGCTGCAACGTGTGCGAAGCATGGCCGCAACGAACAGTCGCAAGCGTACCTGGCAATCCGCAAAGGATTCTTGGCTAGGGCGTAGCGGTGGCACTAGAATTGCAAAGGTAACGCGTAGGAGGACAACGACAATGACAACGACAACCTTGACCGACACCCAGAACGAGCGCGTTGACGAACTGTGCGAGGACTACCTACTGCGCTGGACATACCCGTCAATCGCTACCGCTTCGCTGCGCGAAATCATCGTCGCTACCATGGAGCGCCACGGGCGCACCCCATCAGTATTGGACGTCCGAAATATTGTCTGTGATTGCGGAGGTTCGTTCACTAAGGCCATGCGGTTGGCGCGGAACAAGCCTGCGGTTGGTGACGGTGCCACCATTCACCACTACAGCGACTCCACTCCCCAAACCGTCATCGCCGTGTCGGCTAACGGCAAGACAATCACGTTGCAGCGCGACAAGGCCACCCTGCTCAACGGCTTCAATTCCGGCGAACCTGACGCGTTGACGTTCACACCTGGTGGGTTCTTCGGCCATACTGAAGGCGTCCAGCGCTACTCCTACGAACGAGACTTGGATGGCCCCACCACCAAGGCCACGCTCCGCAAGGATGGCACTTGGCGAGTGTCGCGCAGCACGGAACGCGTTACCATCGGAGCGAGGCACAAGTACTACGATTACAATTTCTAACCACAACCCACACCGCTTCGCCTGCTTGGCTCACGCCTTGCAGGCTTAGGCGCGTAGGAGGATACGAACATGACAACGACAACCAAGCCCAGCGCGCTCCACATCGCCACCCTTCGCGGCGGAGACCCTAACGGACTCGCTTGCGATGATGCAATCTGGTTCGACCTGGAAGGACCAAGCGCGAACGAGTGGTGTGTGATGGTCGAGTCGCGAGACGTTGCGGAGGTGTGCGCGCACAACGCTAGTGCTGACCTCGTTAGCGTCGTGCCGTGGGACGGGTCGCCCTTTGGCGACGGCGCGTGCGGTTGCGTCGCGAGCCCAACGGTCGGGGTTATCGTTGCCGGTAACGCGGAATTCTTGCCGTGTGACTTGCCCAAGGGTTGGCAGTTGGCGTAACGCTTGCAACGCTGAGAGACAAGGAGACCACGAACATGACCACGAACAAGAACGACCCCAACGAAGCCTACGGCTCAACCTTCCGGTTGGTAGTGGGCGAGACTGGTAACGATGTCGGCCACGTCATCGCGACGCGCGCCAAGTCCGTGACAAGCGCGGAGCGTGCGCTCGCTCGCGCCATGCGCCCCTACTTTGACGACGCGTGGGGTCGTGTCGAAATCCAGCGGCGCAACGGCGGATGGGACCGTCTGTCATGACCACGGACCACACCCCGCACGCTACCGCGCTAGCGGCGCTGGACGAGGCACTGGACGCGTTACACAAGGTCGAACCGTCTACCGCTGAAGGCAGAGAACTTGTCCAGGTCGCCATCCTGCACACCGCGCTGGCGCTATCAAAGGCCATCTCAGCAACCGAGAAGGACGAATAACATGGGATCAAACTACGTGACGGACAGACAGATTGGCGACTTGCTCAACGAAGCCGCCATGGCTGGCGACACTGAACAGGTGAAGCTATGCGAGATAGCGTTGGGGGTGTACCTCGATGACGGGGGCAGCTACCCGTCAGAGGTGGCCCAACGGTTCGCTCGCGACGCTTGCGCCGGGGCGGTAGCGGAATCCCGCTACAGCCAACCTCGCGGCACTGCGGGGCCGTCGTGAGTCTGGTTGGCATCCACGCCGCTAGGCGTATCGCTAGCGAGCGGCCCTTCAACGCGGCGGACCTAGCGGCTGAGCTTGCGAACGCGATAACCCCGATAGCGTCCGACCCCGACGTGTGCGAGACACAAGCGGCTCGCGATACGATAGCGCATGTCCTCGCCATCATGGCCACCCTGCGCGGCGAGGGTGGAGCACCAAGCCAGCGGTTGACCCGGAGAGACGTTTTCTAGGCATGGTTCATGGGTATGACATCAATGTCATAGTCGCCCTGCAACGCGAAAACGCTATCGCTGCGCATGTATTCGCGCAGCATGGCAAGGCCGACCCGGTTTGCTATGACATGGATGTCATGGGGACGTTAGCCTACGTTTACCGAGCATCGCGCGTTTGGGGGCCATCCGCTATGACATGGATGTCATGGTCAGCGCTGGCCCCGGTAGCGTCTCGCGGTAACATTAGGACTGCTGAAGTTACCCCCAAAACCCCGACGTTTTCGCACACCATGACATGGATGCCATGGTTGTTATCCGCGCAACCAAACGCAATACCGCTTGTTTCTAAGGACAAGGCCAAATAGTGACCATACACTTTTGGACGAATCGGCAAAGTTTGCATGGCCCTGACTTCAAAGTCGTGGTCTGGCGGCGCAATGATATGCGCGGCGCAGCCTCGTTCTAGGCGTTTACGCTTTCGGGTTGCGCGTGGCATGCGGAGTGCATAGGTTGGGGGCACCATGAAGAACATCACCCAATACGACATCGGCAAGACAACCGCTCGCGTCATCAAGTTCGCAGTCGACGCTGCGGAAGATCACGTAAACTACTGCGTCTTTAGCGGAGACGAACCCGATACCGATATGAGCATGGGCCTTTGGCAGTCGTTTCAGGTTGAATTCCCCAAGGCTACCTTCGCTGGCGATTACGATGCCGCCATCTGGGTTTTCACGGCAACCTACGAAAACACGGTTCGTGCTCTCGTCCGCGCGCACACCCCGGCCTGATTGGCACCGCGTTTGCATTAGGAATTGGTACCATGAAAAACCAAAACAACAGCAGCAACCCCTACCCCTACACCCTCACCTTCTCCCAGACCTTCATCTCTGGCAACCTCGAAGGCATCACCATCCAAAGCACGATGGACTTCGTGTCGGAAGAATCGGCTCAGGAATGGGTCGAAGGCGTCAACCGCCACGCTAAGCGCAACGGATACACGGTAGCCGTATAGGCTCTCTCCAACCCCAACCCCGGCCGGGTAGCCTTCGCGGTTCCCGGCCTGAGGCCGTAGGAGGACACGAACCATGACCAGCAAGACCAACAGCAGCAATCCCACCTACGAACAAATCTGCAAACTCCGCGACGAGGCCAACCGGTTCGGCGACGACGCGCAGGTCAGGATGTGTGGACGAGCACTCCGGGGCAGCAAGCGCGCGCTGAAGGGTGTCGCCGAAGCTCTCCGCTTTGCGGCTGCCGAGAACGAAGCGCGCGAGTCAGCGGAACAGATGGGCGGCTGAACCTGGCACACGCATTGCAAAGGTTGAGAGTACCATGAAGAACCAAAACAACAGCAACCGAGACGCGACCCACGCCGAAATCCAAGCCCGCTACGATGCCGATGCCCACGCTGACGCGGTGGTCTCAGCCTACCGTGGTGCAACCGCCCGCGCGTTCCGCTGCGCTTGTGGTCGCATCCTGCAACCGCAAGAGGGCCAGTCGCCGGTCCGTGCCGAAGGCGGATACCTCGACGGCCAGACCATGTGCCGCGCTTGCGCAGCGGAGTACGCACTCGACGCATAACCCCAACCCGCACAACGGGGTCGCGGTGACCCCGGCAGGAGTCGCCATGACGAATCAGGATAACGAGCGCAGGCACCACGGTTGGGTCATGTGGGTCATGTGGGAAGCCATCCAAGACTTGGACAACCCCAAGTCGAACCTCGAACGCGAGGGCTGGTATGCCGCCGCACATGACAACGACAACGGCGGGGGGCAGCGGCCTACCGTCTCAAGTTCGCCCTATCGTGGCCGGTAACTGTGGCATCGCACTTGCAACTACTGAGAGCACCATGAAGAACAACACCCACACAATCGACGACACCCGATGCGCGCTTTGCAACCTGCTAGGCGTTACGGCCATCGACGTCCAAGAGACGGATGCAGATGGCGTCAAGGAAGGGTTGCCGCGCTACTTCGTTGTGGACCCAGGACTGGACTTTGATGGCGACATCATCGGCGCAGGGGCAACGAGGCACGAGGCATTGACGGAAGCGCTTGAGACCGTGGTTGAACTTTGGCTGGTGGGAAGCACGGCCTGATTGGCACACGCATTGCAACTGCTGAGGGCACCATGAAGCGCTTGAGACCGTGAAAGGATGGGCCGAATGAACATCGACGACGCAATCGACAACACCGTGCGCACCATCGAGGCATTGCGGGGCATGCGGCCCATCACTGAGACCGGCAAGGTTGAACTGTCCAACGCGTTACAGTTGCTATACCTCGCGCTTGCCTCTTTGGAACTAGCGGAGAAGTCCGAAAAGAAAGCAGGTTGACCGATGCCTATCAGTACTAACGATGCCGTAGCGTGGTACATCGCGCGACTAACAGCCAACCTCGCGTTGGCTAGCACCGGCGACTTCGAAGGGTTCAACCGTGCGAACGAATCCGTTTGGAATGCGCTAGACCGCGAACCGGACGAGGTACGCCAAGCGGTTGATGTCTCGCTCGCCAAGGCGTTCACCTCGTTGCGTGGCATCGTTGCCTGACACGTTCCAAAGTGTAACACCTGTTACACTTGTTTCCGTAACCGTGGCGTTTCGCATCAACCGATAGGGGAGAATCTACCCAATGAACACAGCGGAGCTTGCTAAGCGTGCGACAATCGCAGGGCTCGTGGCAACGTATCGCCGCGCTGTCGCTGACATCGAGTCAGCGTTCGCGTCAATCCACGCCGCTGAGACTAGCCTCAACGATGCCTTCTCGCTGGGCAACCATCGCACCATTCGCATCCGTGACCGTCAGCATGGTGGGGTATCGTTCGACAACCCGTCAAGCACCATCGAGGCATTGAAGCGAGACGTCTGGGCCTCGATTGTCGACCGCTTGGAGATTCGTAGCATGCTCTCGGTCAAGCGTGCGAAGGAGCTTGATAACCAGTTGGAGCGGGGCGAATTGCCACCCGTCACTGAGGCAAGTGTCTACGCGTTTGCCAGGGGGTACGCCGATAACCTAACCGAGATACACGGTGAGGCCGTGCGCGAGGTGTTCGACTTTTTGCGCCCGGTTCGCTCGCGGCACAAGACCAACAGCGAATATGAGATTGGCCCCAAGGCCATCTTGGAGCGAATGGTTAGCAGCGACTGGTCGACACACTACCGAGTGAACTACTACCGTGCGGCGCAACTAACGGCACTCGAAAACGTCTTTACCGCGCTTGACGGCAAGGGCTTTGCCCACAAGGGTTATCGCTCCGACGTCTACAACGCGGTGGAGTCGACTCCGCTCGATGGCACCGGCAAGGGTGCGACCGCCTACTTCGCGTTCCGTTGCTTCAAGAACGGCAACCTTCACGTTGAATTCCGTAGGCCAGACCTTGTCGCTCGCCTCAACCAAATTGCTGGCGGCATGCGGTTGCGCTAGGTCTAAACGTGGTTAGGGTAAGGTTAGCGAATACGACGGTTAGGAGGGAAAGACATTGAACACATGGCAAGCATTCGATATGGGCATGGCTAATGCTGGCAATCCAAGCATGGTCTTCGACTGGGACAAGGCCGCCCGCATCATCCGAGAGCGTGGGGCCACCGATGCCCAGGCCGGGTTGAGTGGCGACTGGGGTTACACTGGAGGCACCATCCTAGCGGATGGCATCCCAGACGTTGAATCCTACACCTACCTAGCATCAACGTGGGCTGTGCCTGAATTGCGACTGGGCGACGGTGGCGGAGAGGCCGTGCCTTGCTACCGCATGGCCGACGACGCTCCAGGGTGGGACGCTAAAACCAAGTGGCCCGCGTCCGCGTTGGCAATCCTTGAAGGTTAGACCGCGCACCACCCATCATCCACACGAACAACGGTCCCGTTGACGCCATCAGAGTCTGGCGAGCAAAGCCACTTTGCTGCGCTCACGACGCCTTGTAGGGGCACCATGCGACCCGATGGCGACCGATGCGCATAGGACTGCATCGACGTCGTGTCGACCCCGCCAGGGGCCAGCACGTTGCACCTGATACCGTCTCGCCCGTAGTGAGCGGCGACGTATCGCGCCAGGGCAGGCAGCGCGGCTTTCGTGGCGCTGTATTCCCAGGGTTTGTGCGCCCCGTCGTATAGTCGCGGGTCAGGCGAGACTTCGCCGTGTATCGAGCCCATCAGGACGATGCTACCGCGCACGCCCTTGGGCAACCACGCGGCAATGGCCGCACGGGCCACGTTAGCGGACCCGGCGACGTTGACGGACCACGAGTCAACCCCGTCGTTGTGGGTCTCGTGGAAAGGCCGCCAGGCCCAGGCATCGCCGTGTTTGGGGTTGCGGGCCGCGCACACGATGACGGAGGTGGAGGTGTGCCATGTTTTGAATGCCCACGCGGCTTCGTCAAGATCCGTAACGTCAACCTCTGACCTATGCAAGCGTTGCGTGTTCGGCAAGCCATGCGTTAGCGCATCCGATATCGGCCCACCTCCGAAGATGAGAATCACGGCCACGCCCTAACGTGTGCCGACCTGAACCCGTCAGCGATGATACATTCTCGCGCGACTAGGTTGTTGAGAACGCGCACCAGTTCACGCGCGACGCGGCCCACGGTTAGCACGCTAGCCGGTACGTGTTCGTTAGGCCCAGGTTCCTCAATCAACATAGGTCTGCCCGTAAACGAATTCAGACATTCGACGACTCTGGCCTCTGTCCACTTGTACGACACCCCGTGTAGTTTCCACTCGGTCATGGGCGGGTCGAATGAACACTCGAACCCGTGACCGTTGAAGTGTTCCAGTGTTACGTTGATTACCATCGCGCACCTTCCTTGCCTAAACTGGGCACTTTGAGCGCGCAAACAAGTTGGCTCAAGGCCCACCTCGACAATCACAGTTGCGTATATCGGCACGCACGCCGTTAGCCCCGCCAATCACAGAACGCCCACACAATCAGCAACGCTTGCACGGTGGGCGCAGCGAACGCGAACAGCACGACGGCAACCGCTATTGCTAGCGCGATAGGCGGCGAGACTTTGCGCGCGATGCTCATCGCTCTGTCAACGCGTCGTTGACGCGGGACGCGCACTCTGGGCATAGGTCGTAAGAGCGGCCTTTGCGCCCCGACAGTTTGGGCGTTAGTTCTATGAAGACGTGACACCATCGTCCGTCACGCGTGGCGTCGTTTACTTCTTCGGCAGTTTTGCACACGTCGCAACTGATAATCTCTTGCTTGCTCATCGCCCTTCCTTCCCTGGCGATTCGTACTTCACAACAACATCGTCAGGGGCGTCAATCTCAAGGATAGGCGAATACCCGCTCTTGGCTGTGCGCCAGTACATGGGCCACAACGGCAACAGGACGTCCTCGTCTAACTGTTGGATACCGATAACCCAGCAACCTGGCGTTGACCTTGGCGCGTCATCGTTGGCGTACAGTCCCCACACGAAAAGGCCATCGCCTGTCGATGGCGAGCGCACCGAAAACACGATGGGCTTACCGTTGGCACTGTTGCTGGCATCGTCCATGGTTGTGCGGTATTCACCGAACGTATCATCACTGTAACCCTCAAACGCTAGCGTCTTCATTCGCCCTCCGTTGCCGCCAACATTGCCGCTTCGGCCAATCGCCACGCGTCACTTATGGCGTTTGCGCTTTCGTCAGTGTCCGTTAGGCCATGGCTTTGCATGTGTCTAGCCATTGCTTGGCTAGCAGACCATAAACAATCGGCGCACACCTGAATGCCAACCATCTCAACAGTGGTAACGCCAGAATGATAGCACACGTCGCACAGGGTGTCATCTTCAATATTCATTGTCTCCCTCCAATCACAGGCATATCGCAACGCGCTTGGCACTTGAGCGGCAACCCCTTGCCGGTCAGGTGGGCGCGTCGCAACGCGGCATACGCCTCGCCATTCCAGATGTCCTCTAGCGACGCATCGTTGACGTTGCCGAGTGCGAATTCTCCCTCGTCAAACGTTTCCATACAAGCCCCGACATCGCCGTTGGCGAGCACGGTCATCGACGTCCAGGGGTGTAGACACGGCGTTGACCAGTGGATTGAATTGGTGCCGTGTGTCCCGTCTGGTCTCAACCACTGGGTATCCTCGCTCTTGTGGTACAGATACACGTCAACCCCATCGAACGCTTCGCGAAGTCGTGCGAATTCGGCAGCGCTGTCGCTCGCGCCAAGGTCAAGCATGGTCACGACAACTTGGGTATGTGGATTGACATGGTCTCTCGCGTCAACCACGTTCCTGACGGCGTCAAACGCTTGCGTGAATGTCGCCTTGTTGCCACGTATCGACCTGAACCGCTCGTCATCGGTTGACTCGATGCTAAACTTAACCACGCCAAGGCCAGCGCGCAGGCAATCGTTGATACGCGCTTGGTCCACGTTGGCCGGGTTACACGAGAAGTAGGAGCGCAACCCTCGTTCGGTAAGCAACGCAATACGCTCCGCAATGTGCGGGTCGAGTAGCGGGTCACCGTAGCCGTGTAGTTGCACGACCCATGGCATGGTGTGCAGGTAAAAGTGATTCTCGCTTGGCGCGTCATCGTGAGCTATGCCGAATACGTCTTCGCAGAACCATCGCCACGACATCTCGGCCTCTCGCGTTGGGGCCGTCAGTTGCGATACCACGTTAGCGAACGTGCCAAGAGGCATCGTCGACGGCTTACGCGTCATCATCGTGGTTCGTGGACACATCCGGCAACGCATGTTGCAATGCGAGGTAGTCTCAATGTTCCACACGGTTGGCTTGCGTGAGCGGTAGCGCTCGAACAGACTACCGTGCGTGAGGCCGTGCATGCGCTCGTATGCGTGAGTGTCGAACATGCTACATAGACTCCAACCCGTACGCCTCGCGAATAGACTTAGCCAACACGCGCAGCGTCGCGGCCACCCGCTCAGGTTCGATGCCGTACTCTAGCGCAAGCGCTTGCGACTCGATTCCCTCAACGATTGGCGCGCACACCTGCTTGATGATTGGCAACCCGACGTGCTCCCATAGCGCTTCGGGGTCGAGTGCTACCGCTTCGGTTGTTACGTTGTCGCTCATGTCTATAGCCCTACACGTTTAGGCCGTGGTCAGCCATGGTCACTCGCCGTGCTTTAGCAGGAACTTGTTGTTGATGGCCTTGAACGACGCATGGCCCGCCCTGTCGTCTGCGCGGTATTGCGTGGTCCGGTAGACCAGTCCCTCACGCTGTGTGTCGGCTAACCTAGACTTACCCTCAGCACTCCTAACCAGGTCATTAACAGTAGAGCCGCCCAAGTCTATGTGGTTGGCAATCATTGGCACATGCTTGACACCAAGTGATGCAGACATATTGACAAGGTCTGGCAAGTCCAAGAATTCAGCGCGCTCGATGTCATACACACCAAACAGGAACAACGTTGGTTCCTCTAGCCCGTACTTGTTTCCTTGGATGCGAGGGCCGACGACTTCGCCTTGGATAGCTAGGTCGCGTCCGTATGCAACACACAACTTTGGCAACGTCTCTGCCAGGTCCAGCCGGTTAGCAACGCGCCAGTGAACATTGCGCGTGTCGTTGCCATTGACGCTCTCTGGTTTCAGGTTGAGGTTGCGCGAGCACACGCCAAAGTCTTCGCGATACCAGTACGCCGTAAACGATGTGCCGTCCAGTTTCTCGGTCGCATACCACAACGCGTCCGCATGCCTGCGCAGCAATCCGGCGCACGACTGAATGCGTGGTTCGTCGGTCTTGCGAAGGAACCCAGGGAACGACCCGCGCGCTTCTCCCGATAGCGACGGGTGAATGTCCGGTTCCCACTTGGTGACACCGCTGCCAATCATGCTTGATACGTCGGTGTCGATAGGGTTGTCGGTGAGCCGCAACCAAGGGAACGTGGACACTGGTAACGCTAGGCCCTGCGACAATTGGCCCCGCAACTTGATGGTCTTGACTCGCCATCGAGCGTTAGCCATGAATGCCAATTCTGGCACGTCCTGCGGTATCATCGAGTCAATCTCGAAGTAGACGCACAGGTCTCCGGGTTGGAATTCTCCCTTCTTGACCACGACATCCCATCCAAGTACGCGAGCGCACTCGATGGCGTCGGCCTTGGCTATGGGCTTCAGTGATTCGATGCGTTGGATGCTTGCTAGTTTACGTTCCACTTGTCACCCCTTCCTTGCCCAAGCGATCAGAGTATCGGTCTCATCTCGCGCCGCAAGCATTGCCGCATACTCGCGGTCAAGGTTCTCGTTGACATCAACCCCACCTGGCATCCCACGCGTTAGCCAGTGCAGGTGATTGGCGAGCGGGTAGCGTTGCACGGCCTCAATCCGTTCGACGTCGAAGCCTCCACATTGTAGCAGCGACCGCAACGTCTCTCGCGTGTGCAGAATACGATGCTCCGACCACAGCGAGAACGCACGGAACGCCCCGCACGAGTGGAGCAACCAATCGCGCGCATGGGGCACTTCGACGACCAGTAGCGCACCGGGAGCCATGATGCCTGACAGGCGCGTCAGGGCCTCAATAGGGTCGTCAAGGTGTTCTACCACATGCCACGCTGTTGCGATGTCGTAGGGGCCTTGGTGGGCCACCGATGACCATGTGATGGCATCGGGAGCGGACGGTTCGTAGCCAATCGCAAACGCTGCGCACTCACGCACACGGCCAACGAACCCACCAAGGCCAGACCCGAAGTCAAGCACTCGCCGACCGCACGCTTGGCGCTCGATTAGGTGCGCACGTCTCGCGTCGTCGATGGCGAGCATGGCAGACCCGCGCCCGACGTATGGCGTAGTTGGTGACCTGTCGAGGTAGATGGTTCCACCGTCGCACGTCCAGGCCGTAGCGGTGCCGTCTCGCGTTGGGCCGAACGGTCGCGGGTTGCGCGGTTCGTGGCCTATCGAGGTTAGGATTTCGGCGGGTGTCATACCACAAACGCCCACGACTCGACGGTTGCATGCCAGCGCCAACCAAGCGACAACAATAGCAAGATGTCTGCTTTCTCAAAGTAGTGTGAATCTGGGCCACCACCAGGGCCGTATAGCACATCATCAGTGCACGCTATGTCTTGCTCTGCCGTCAGTTCTGATAACCTCACAAGGCCAAGAGCCAACCGCTGCGTTGGTGTGTGTCGAACGTAGTCGGTCTTTACCTCGCGTTCAAGTCTATCGTACTCTTCCAACGTGACGCCCATGCTCACACCTCCCTGTAGACAATGTCAATATACGGTGGGCGCTCGCAATCTGAATTGCAACCCTCGACGTCATACAACCAACACACCTCGCACCACCACGACCCGTCAATCGCACTGCGCACGTAGAAGTCTCGATACGCTCCTGTCTCGCAACAGTCCTCACACTGGCAACGCGAGCATGGGTGCGGCGGCCACTTGGTTGACGTCATACCACTAACCCGACGCGTTTAGGGCGCGTATCACCTTGACTTCGCCGCTGTCGATGGCCTTGACCCACGACTCCCACGTGTGTAGCGTGTAGTACAGTTCGCCGCTGTCGAAGTCGTATTGCACGTGGCCCTCGTGTTTGGCCTTGGTTACCGTTGCCCTCCCGTCGTGATACGTCTCGACGATATCCCCAACCTTGACTAGGTATCTGTGTGGGTCTGTCATCCTGGTTCCTTCCTAACGCTAGCCACGAGCCCAACGCTCGACGAATTGACGGCGTCCACAAGTTTGGACGCGATGCGCTTAGGCGTATCGTTGCGGGCCACGTCAACCGATATGCGTTTACCATTGATGTCCAGCGTTGCCACGCCAGCGTCATGGTCGGGCCACAACGCATCAACCACAGCACGAGACCACAGCCTCTCAGCGGCAAGTCGCGACATCATCCACGACCCGTTGACGGAGTGTTCCGCCATCACTTCGCGCAATTCGTGGATAGGGTCCGCACACAATGCGTCGTTGCGGTTATCGGGCCGCACCCCGTTGGTTGCGACCGTCTTGAGTAGTGTTCCTGTCGCTTGCTTCGCCATGGTGTCTACCGGGCCACGTGGCGACTCGAACCTAAGCACATCAGCACTGCCGGTGAAAGCGACCCGATGGCCTAGGAGCGCATCGGTTGACGTGTGGCGAACGGGTCTCACGCCGTCTCCTTATCCACGCATTGCCAGCAACACACTAGTCCGTCTTTGCCACGCTCCGCATAGTCGTCCTTGCCGCCGCAGTGGCGACAGATGCCGCCCGCTTCGCATGACTCGCAACCGTTGGCACTGTCGCACGCACAAGCGTCTGGCCGGTCACACGTGGCGACGTCACACGCTTCGGCGTCAAGGCAATGCGTACATGACGTGCAGGCCGTAAACTGTGGCAAGTAGATGTGCGGCAGGTCAATCGTAATCGTTGGCAGTCGCAACCCGCGTTGAGGATTGCCGCGAGGGTTGTGACTACCAGGGTCGCCGTTTGGGTTGTGGTTCATCGGTCCACCACGATGGTAGCACCGCAACTGTAGCACTGATACTTAGCGCGGACGCTTCTTGGGGCATAGGCCACAGTTACAAGTTTGCCGAACATGTTGTGTGACCATCTGTCGTTGTTCCTCTCTTGGTACTCCACCACATCCACGCTTTTCTCCCCGCACAACAGGCACACGAATGGCCCACCAAACCACTCTTGCAATAGTCCCACCGGCTCCTCCTTCACCGCCAGATGACCGCACCCATACGCTTCAAGTTCTGCGTTGATGTCGAATACGTCTGACGGTTGCGGCATTGCCCGCGTCGCGGGTTGACGGTAATCATTCGGCCACGGCATCACGTTACCCTCCTAGGTGTGTCTGAACCCGCGCCACGAGGCATCGCGCTCGTGGTATAACTTGGACAATTGACGCTTGCGGTCGGCCTCGATCCGTTCGCAACCGTACTCCACAAGGTCGGCGTTAGCGTCGTATAGCGCGGAGTGGAACGCGTCGTCATCTAGGCCAGTCCACTGCACGCTTGCAAGGTCGCTGTTGACGTGTCGCACATAGAAGTCTTCGGCGTCTTTGATACGCCCTTCGCGCACCGCCAGGTCGAACAGCGGACTGCCGGGGTAGGGCGTTACCGGTCTGATCGAGCGAATCTGCGCGCCATCATCATACTCACGTAGGAAGCCGACCAACATGCGCAACGACTCAACCGTGTCATTGGGGCAACCCCACATGACGTTGAGGCCCGGACTTAAACCAGCGTCAAGCGTAGCACGTACGCCAGCGTGAATCTGCTCCACAGTTAGGCGCTTGTTCATGGCATCGAGCACGGGTTGCGAGAGAGACTCAACCCCGTAGTTGATGAACGTCGCTCCCGCGTCTCGCATCAATGGCAACAGATCAGGGTGCTTCGCTGCAACGTCAAGGCGACCATTGCACATCCACCGAATGCCTAGTGGTCCGATTGCCTCGCACAAGTCGCGCGTGCGCTTGGGGCCACTCATGAGCAGTTCATCGTCGAAATTGACGTACGTCATATTGTGTGCGCTTTGCAACCAAGCAATCTCATCGGCAACGGCAGCGGGTTGACGCGCGCGGAATCCCGGCACGTGGCGAAAACAGAATGAGCACTTATACGTGCACCCTCGTCCGCTCAACACCGGCATAGCGAAGTCGGTCGGCAACGTCTTGGGATACCGTTGCAACCTATAGACGGACATGTCAAACAAGTCCCACGCGGGCCACGCTACCGCGTCAACGTCAACAGTCTCACCGTGCGCGAATTGCGGGCGGTCCTTAGCGGAGCACAGCGCGGGGAACGTTACCTCGCCCTCGCCGCTAAAGACGGTATCGGCACCCGTTACCTTGCGGAAGTACTCCGGGGCACTGGCAGGGCCATGTCCTCCGATGACATACCACAAGCGGTCACGATGTTGCGAGGCATTCACGGCCTTGCTGAGCGCTAGCAATTGGGCATGCTGCCAGTATCCGCCGATCACGGACGCTGCCACGACTGACGGCTTGGTTGCGTTGATGTGTTCACGCAACTTGTCGGCAGGCTCGTGCGTAACGCCAGCGTCCCACACGTCAACGTTGTGGCCCGCGTTGACAAGCGCGCTCGCGAGATACGCCAACCCGTGGGGCGGTTGAGCGATGTGCGACCCATTGTCATAATTGACCAGGAGAACGTCAGCCATGTCTACAGTCCCACGCGTTTAGGCCCGTCGCGAGTCACGTCACACCTCTTAGCAAGTCGCCAATTGCAACCGGTACCCTGGGGAGCGGTATGACAACCACGCGGTCGGGGTACTGCAACCGACCCACGCGCAACAGTAACGTTGGTGGCCTACTGGAGTACTCTGACACACCGCGCACGTGAACGCGCACACCTCGCGGGAACTTGTATCGGTCATCGCCATAGTCAAGCGCAACAACCTTGCCCCATTGCAGACCAGCACTGCGATCCAGGTTGTGAGCATACAGGACAATGTCTCCCACTTCGATTAGGGTGCCGGTTCGGTCGAACGGTATAACTGTCTCACTCGTTGCCGACATCACTCCTCCTCCGTCGCTAGCAACAACGCAAAGACGTCTCGGTTGTCGGCAAACGTCATGGCGGGCATTGACCTCCCTGGGATGTCGCCACCGCCACGCATCGACACGATACCTTGGCGCCAGCGCGGCAACAGGTCATCCCATGGCTTGCCCGCGTCCGCACACATGGCCTTGAGCGTGTCGCAGTTCTTGTGGTCGCATTGCTTGTGAGAAAACATCGAGCGCGCGTGCATCTGAACGCTGTTGCGGACAGCGTCTTGCTGTCGCCAGACGAAGTAGTTAGCCACCTCGCCCTCTGGCAATACGAACGCGCGCGCGTCGAAGACTGCGGGTCTAATGTATTGGAACACACGCGCGGACTCCACCGTCATGGTCGACGACGCAATGCTTGCCGCAACGCTAACGGTCTTCTGGACTTGCCCGTCAAACCATGCGCTTGTCGCATAGCGCTTGTATGGGTGCACGAGAACGCTGACCTCGTCACTTTGCACGTAGGCCATCACAGCGCCTTGGATGCCTTCGCATAGCTTCCACGCGACCACAGCCATGGCATCACCGAACGGCTCGTGGAATGCCGGTAGCCCTCGCGTGTAAGCGTGGAATGCCTTGCCGTCAACGCGGACGATGACCGGCGTGCGAGGCGTTAGCGTTGTGCGCGTGGCGCACTCGTAGCGCTTCATTCGGTCGCCTAGCGAGTCGTGACGCGCCATCACTTCGCCTTGGTCGCGGCGAGGCATTGCTTGCATCGGAGCGGGCCGACATTGTCCCTAACCAGTGGTCGCGAAGGGCCGCCGCGCAGAATGAACACATCGCACTCTGACGCGCCATATACGTCCCACAACCAAGAACACAACCTCCCGCAATGCGCGCCGTCCTTGTGCACCACGATGCGCCTTGGCACCATCACGGTCATGCTATTCGCCATCGTCATCGTCTCCTTTCCACTGCGACACACACCATGCCGCCATGGCCGCTAACGCTACCGATGCCAACACGGTACGTGCGTCCCATCGTTCGACAGACATTGATGCGATAGCACCCATCGCACCGCCGAGCATGGCTACCGCGATACCGTCTATGGCTCTCATGTCTCTATGCCTCTCACTATCTGAGACACTGACACGCACGCATCGCCAGAAAACGCGCGGATGCCATGCCTTACCTTGCCGCTTAGAACGTCCGCAATCCGTTGCTGACCAACCGGGTTCCACGAGTGGACCCACGCAAAGCGAGGTTCCCACGGTTGGGCGACCAGTGCGGTAGCGACATCGACCCCGGTCCTGCCATCGTCTGCCATGTCGTGGTCGATACACACCAGGTCATACTCGCGCGCTGCAAGCATGTGGATGGCGACGTCAATGTCTCGCGCGTGCCAGACCTCGTGCGCCTTGAACGCTTTGGCGGCGATGTCGTGTCTGGTATCGTCATCGTCAACGAATAGTATTCGCATCGCTTCCCTCCCACTTAGCACCGCTGACGGGAATCGAACCCGCATCTCCCTCGACGGGCCCACGAGAGACGACCTGCCAATTAGTCTACAGCGGCTCATCTTCTACGGTAACCACATCTCAGCGCACGTCAATAGGCGTCACGCGTTTAGGTCGCCTTCAGCGCATCCACCAACACGCCAACCGGTTGGAGGTGTCGCGAGCCAACGACGTAGAACCGCTCGTCAATGTCTCTGACCCTGTCGCGTTTCTCGACCACCTTCCACACCGCTCGCGTCTTGGCAACGGACAGGCACAGCATGGCCCCGGTGGGTCGACTCACTAGCACGTAGGCGAGCGGCTTCGTGGTCTTCGCCTCGAACCCTGAGACGGTGTCGACGAACGCTGTCTTGTAGGGGTAGTCAATGTTGCTCGTGAATGCCTCGCGCCTACTCTTGACTTCGATGGGCCAGCCGTTTAGGACGATGTCGGTGGTGTCCGACCATTGCCGCGCCTGCGATTGTCGCTCACGCTCACGCAGTGCTGGCACTTCGACGCGGAGACCTGCGAGCGTGAAGAACGTGGCGGGCAGCATCTGCCACGCGTGGCCCTCGCGTAGTTCGCGGAGGAATAGTTCGTCGTTGGCGAGCCAGGTTGAGAGAGTCATCGTGGGTTAGTGTCCAGTGAAGTCTAGCGCAATCTCTTTTTCACTATCCAACCTACCAACACCTTCGACCAGTTCGTTAACATCAATTCCGTTGCGTTGGGCCGCGTGGTAGAAAGACGAATTTTTCATGTAATGCCTGACCCAATAGGGCCTAGGTCGTCTCCAATGAGCCCAATCCTGGGCAAGTCGTGGGTTACATACGGCGTGAATGCGACCAATGGTATCGACAATCTCCCGCAGTTCATCCCTGTATTCTATACCAATCCCACTATCCGCGTCTGGAAAGACGAATACGCTACGGATAAACCACTCTCTCGCCGCTAACAGAATAGGGTGCCATGGTTTGGGCCACATTCCGCCATTGTGTGGCGTACACAGTTCTGCGCAAAACATGTCACCTGACACCAATTCTGACACAATGTTGTCTGTTATGTGTTCCTTCACTTTACCTGGGGAGGTCCGCCCTTCAGCCACAAGTTTCTGCCATTCCATTTGACGCAATGCGAGCACCACGTCAGTTATCTTGGTTCGCCATTCGTTGGCATAACTAACAATCACGTCTTGGATTTCGTCGGTGAGTCTGAACCACTCACCATGTAACCTGGCGCCCCTGAAACGATTATGCAACGACGACTCTAACGGTTCTTCTCCAAGCGCGAACGCCATCGCCTCCAAGGTGCCAGAATTCATTCTAGCCAAGTCAGCCAGCCGCTTTTGGATACAACCAGACCGACCAATCTTCACTCGATCTGGTATCTCTGCCACACGGGCGAAGTATACACCAGGAAGGGGAGGCCAATCAGAGCGCGGTATTGCCCCACTCACCACGAACTTCGCTGCGCGCTGTTCTTGTTCCTCTTCCAACGTCATTGGCCCACATCCTCCCCAAACAACAACGCCTGTCCACCCGCAACACTCCCCCGCCTCAACCGCTTGCATCGCTCGTGCATCTCGCGGGTCTTGTGTGAATGGCAACAGAACCCACGCGGTCGGCCAGGGTCGAACCCGCGCACAATCTCGCTGCCGCACCAACCGCATTGCGAGCGCGTGCGCCCTCGAATGCATCGCAGGCGCTGGCGTCGGTCCTGAGCGGCCTCGTTGTCGCGCGTCTCGCAGTAGTCCGACCATGCGAAGAGTCTATCGTATCGGGTAGCGTCTAGCACGCATGCCGACGACAAGCACTCTTCGAGTATCTCAGCGCTGGTGAAGCTCATTTGTCCAGTCTCCGACGTAGTCTTGCGTTCTCTGCTAGCAGGTCACGGTTCTCCGTCTCTAGCCAACCGTTAGTGGTGGTCTGTTCTCCGCACACGTCGGCCAATCCCAACGCGCGCTGACGTTCTACCGCGTAGTCTGCACGCAGTGCGCGCAATTCCACATCAAGGCGTGTTGCCCTATCGCTGACACCATCCCACGCCTTGCACGCGGTAGCCTCCACGATGTCGTCACTAGCGTCTGGCGACAACCCAAACGCTCGCGCTAGACGTTCGCGCAAGCACGGCTTCGCATCAACGGTGGAACGCGTCTTGACCTCGGTGACAGTGATGTTGCCGTCAAAGTCAAGGTGTCTCGCACCCATGTAGCCGTCCAGTTGCGTAGGGTGCCAGACCGGCTTCGATGGCGACAACCAATCATGCTCGCGGAACAACGCTTCAATGCGCTTGTACCTGTCAGCGATGATGGCTTGCGATGCCGCGTGTGCGACCACTGGCAGAAATGCAGCGTTCGACAGTTCGGCTTGCGTTGCATACTTGGTGTTAGTGAACGTTGTCTTTGACGTGGCAACGCCAACAATCGCCGCGCCGTCGCTAGCAACACCCTTCACATTGACCGGGGCGTCCTCGATGACGTGCAACTTGTGCAGGCGCACCCACCTGTTGATGCCGAAATACTCAACGTGTGCCATGTTGTCACTCTCATCTACGAGGTCCACAACCCCGGCTTCCACGTGGTGGTTGTTCTGCAACCACCGCACGCGAGCACCAACCTTGACGCGCGCGGAGTCGTCGACTGGAACCAACCTGTCCGCTTGGCACGACGACTTGGAGTCAAGTTTTTTGTTGTGCAAACATTCTACAATGCCGTCCTTGTCTACCGCTGTTACCACAGCAACACCGGCACCAGGATACCAAGTGTCCTTGACCCACATACCGACTTCGATGTTACTCACTCTCGCCTCCCTCTAGTTCGTACTTGCCGTCATCCCGCAACCGCATATCAGAGCACGCATACAAGTGCGCCAGCGCACCACGTTCTGTCGTGCAAACCGAATACATACCATCGATGCGGTGGAACGTTAGCCATGTGCTACCGTCGCTGCATTCAGCCACAACGGTTGACCCGTTGGGAATCTCGTATAGCTTAGGCACTCTCGCCTCCCTCGCACTCGCGGTGCTTTGCAATCCAGTCGTGCGGCAATGCCTTCGACGATACCGCTACGCGTGAACCACACACCCGACACGTAAACGACCACCTTGACGCGAGACACCACGCCACGGCTTCGGGTAGCGGGTCGATGCGCTCGCCGGGGTTCATGATGTCAACAGTAACCATCGACTTGGCCCTGTCAACCATGGCCTTGCGCGACTTCACGCTCACGTGTCGGAATCCTCGCCGACGAACCAGCCCATAGCACTGCGCAGTGGTGAGACTCGCTCGATGCGAAGCGCAGCGGGTTCCGCCTGGTAGCGTCGACAACCTTGCTCGCACACGCACGGAGTGTCAAGGTTGAACGCCGTTGTCAGGCATGTGCGATATGACACACAATCGGGCTTGTCGTGCTTGCGCATCTCAGCGATGCGTTCGGGGTCGTCAATGTCTGGCGTATTCACGGGTCGTATCGCTATGCCACAACGCCGCAGTGCTGTTGACACGGAACAGGGCGAGCATCTCCGCTCTTTGCCTATCGATGCCGTACTGCGACGCTGAATGACATACTGCTCTAGCAGCCACGCCTTGGACAGTTTGACCCTTTGCTTTCGCTTGATGACGCGTTCAGTGTTTCGTTGTTGATTGATTGCCATGTTGTCACGCCATACCTGTCTACCACGACAACGCTTCAGGATTGCCTCAACCCGTTCAGCCGGTGACACTGCTATCCTCCAGGTCGAACCACACCTCAGCGATGTCGTGCAGCGCGTCGAAGTTCTCGCCGGTCTCTGCCCCGTAGGCGATGGCCGTAGCCACGCACACTAGCGCGTTGCACAGGTGAGCGCGCGCGTCTTCGGCGAAGTCGCGATTGTAGTAGCCGCTAACCTGTCCGTCCCACACGATGGCGTCTCGCACTTGCGCTTGCTCGTTGGGTCTGCCCATCAGTTGCGCCATGGCTATCAGTTCAATCATGCACTGCTTGGTTGTTAGCGCGTCACTCACGACCCACCTACCGCGCTAACGATATCGTCGCGAGCGGCGAGAACAACGGCCCTCAGTTCGGCGATACCTTCCGCTTGCGACCCCGCGATGTCGTGCTCTAGCACGTGGGTCAACGCCATCCCCAACTTTGGCCACCAACCGACACCCGTCCAGTGTTCCTCGCCAGGGTTCTTGGCGTTTGGTCCCGCAATGCGCAGCGTTTCTAGCGTCCACTGCGTCGGCCCTGTGGTTCCCACGAGCCGCGCACCCTCGTTCAATTGAATCGTTGCCATTCTACCATGCCTCCCTGTTGCAAAACGTAACACCTGTTTGCTGGGCCGTAGCGGTATCTAGGACGGCCTTTCGTTCCGTCATGCCTCCTACCACGCGCGACAACCCAAACGGCCCTCCTAAGCCAACGTCACGCCAGCGTTGGCCATGTTTGGCTAGGTGGGCTGGTTGCCTCCTGTTTACGCGATGGACACACCAAGTTCGCTCGCTACCGCTTCCCACCGCATCGCCAAGGCGCGCAGCCGGTCGACTTCGGCGAGGAGGGCCTGGATGTCGGTGATAGCGTTGTCATGCAATTCGTCCCACGTCCTCCAGTTGTCGCCAACAGCTTCGACCCGTTCCCAGATTGCCTGCAGTTCTTCGTCGGTCATTCGTTGCCACCTCTCGCTATCCAACACGAACAGTATTCCTCTTTGCGCGTGATTGCGTAGTAGCTAGCGCGTTCCCACTCTCCGCACTCACCATGCCCAGGTTCGAGGGAACCGCATGGCCTGCCCTCAAACGTCATCCACTCTGCGCAAGTCTCGCACGTGCCATGCACAGGCAGCGCATCAAGGTCCGTTAGGATGCTCCGCAGTGATGCTCCACACGGCCACGCGAACCCCCTAACAATCGCCTTGACCTGCGCCAGTTCATCGTCGGTCATTCCGCACCGTCCTTTGCCTGCCACCACGAGCACGATGTGTGTTCGCATGTAGAAATCCACGCGCCAGGGATTCTGAGACACTCGCTCATGTCCATCCACCGGCACGTCCCGCACCGCTGCCGTTCCTGCCGGTCGTGCTCGGCGAGCAATGCACGGGCAACCACAACACTGCGAGGCGAACCGCACCAGGCTGCACCCATGGACGATATGTACCTAGCATCCTCGATAGCCTTCGGGTCAATCATGTTGCCTCCACCTCAACGATAACCACTGCCGTCGCATTGTCAACCGTGCTCGTGACCAATTCGCAAAACAACACGCCTACCCCAACCTGGCACGCACACCCACACCTCCGCGTTGGCTATCTCCAACCCAACCAATTGGTTCCACGTGTCGACGTCAACGCCAAGGCCGTACGACTCGGAGCGGATGCGATACCACTTGGTATCCAGCCCCCACTTACCAAGGCGCATCATTGGTCCACCTCGCGACCCGCATAGATTGCCAACCCGCAAGCGTCTCGCACGTGAGCGTTAGTGCGCCTTGGCATGTCCGTCACGTGGTGCAGTTCACGCAAGGCCCATTCGATCTTCGCATCCTTCGCCGACCCGTTCCCAACTATAGCTTTGCGCCAGACGTTTGCCGGGTAGGCCACAACGTCAACGCCTGACGACGGCTCAAGCCACGCTGTCAGCAACCCGCGAATCATACCACACGACTGCGCCGCCTGAATCATCTGCTGTGCTGCCTTTGGCGACACGAACCGGCGCGCGTAGTCCTCAATGGCTACCAAGGCGGTATTGTGCTCCGCGACTATCTCGCAAAGCTCGTTAGCCGTATCCAGTTCGTCGCCGGGTTGACACTCGATAACACCATGCGCCACCCATTCGGGTTTGGCGAACATGTCAACCACGCACCAACCAACGTGAACACCTGGGTCAATGCCTAGCACTCGCATACATCTACCCCCTAACGGTTTGGGTCCGTGTCGCTACCCGTATCCGTCTCGTTGTTGTCGATACGGTAGCGTGGGCCGTCAAACTTCAGAATCGAACACACCCCGTCCTCGCCCCCGCGAATCTTCGGCAACGACACCTCAAATTCGTAGTTCCATCGCTCGCGGTTTTTTTCGTACCTGTCCGCACGATACAGCAACATGACAACGTCGGAGTCTTCCTCGAACGAACCGGACTCTTTTAGGTCAGAGATGCGAGGCCGCTTGTCCTTCACCCCGCGTTGCTCCAATGACCTGTTTAGTTGCGTCAATGCCACCATGCAAACGTGCTCATCTTTAGCAATAGACTTCAACTGCTGCGTGATGTGTATCAGTTGTTCACGCCTTGGTTGCCGCAGGTTCGATCCCTTGATGTTTAGGACGTGGTCAATGAACACAGCGTGAAGTTCTTTCCCCTTCGATGCGAAGTGCGCCTTGACCCGTTGGATGTGTTCGCGGATGCCTTCGATGTTTAGCGTTGACTTTGGGTTCCAGGCCCACGTCCAATCGCACATGTGGCGGTTGGCTTGAACCATGTCGGCGAAGTCGGTGGGACGCATAGTCCCGAACTTCAACCGATGAGACTCGACCCCAGACTTGCAGAACATGGCACGCAATGCCTGCTGTCCGATTGGCATCTCAAGAGTAATGAAGTCGACGCCAAGACCTCGATCGGCAAAACGCATTGCGACGTTGAGGCCGAACACTGACTTGCCAATGCCGCTGCGCCCGCCGACCACGTAGACCTGCTCGCGTTGCCAACCATCGATGGCGTTGTCGATCTTCGTGTATCCAGTGCACGCTCCAGCAAGTTCTCCGTTGCGTTGCATTCTGTGTGTCACGTCGGTGAGCGCGTCACGTAGCGACGTCTTCATGTCAACGATATCGTCCGACGTCTCAGGTTCGAATGGGTCAGGCAACCGACCCTTCGACAACAGAACATCGTTTGCGTCTCGTGTCATTGATACTTACCTCTAATGACGGAGCAACGGTGCTCCAATGACTTGCGGATGATTGCGGCGTACTTGTCCCCAGCGTCGTCGGCGTCAGTCCAGATGGCAACCTTTGACCCGTCAGGAATCCTTGCCGCGATATCATCGCACCACGAACCTGAGTAGATGCCAATCACTGCATGCTTGGGGCACTCGTTCAACTTGTTGTTATGTGTGGCCCAACACAAGAAGTCTGGCTCGCCCTCGCACACAACGAACCTTGATTCGCCAGTCGCCCACGAGGGCCACGCGCCAAGGCGGAATGCCTCGCGGCCCATCGAGTCAAGCATAACCAATCCGCTTGCCTTGTGGCCCGATGGCGGCAAGCGCTTAGGCGACTCACCATCAACGATACGACCCGCGCGCACGCTTCGCACTTGTGCTTCACTGTCGAACAACGGGACAATCAGTCGGTGTCCAAGTTCAACCCATGTCTTGCCTCGATACTTAGCCCAAAACGGAAGGGTGGCGTCTTCAGGCAACGCGTAGGCCAGGTCTCTAACCGCAACCGCAAAGGCGTTCAACCCGCGACCCTTGAGCCAGTCCCACACACCACGGTCGGAGTCACACGTTACGCACTGACCCACAAGGTTGGCAATCTCTTTCGGGTCTGGATAGGTGCGCTCAACCTCAACCGGTACAGATTGAACCGGCAATGGCTTTGCCTCGCGTTTAGTCTCGCGACCCTCGATGTCATCAACGACATCCCAACAACCCACAAGCTCAGCGGCACGACACAACACCTTCGGGAAGTCGGTGGACGCGTCGAGGCCATCGCGTTCTGCCACCGCTGAGAAGATGTCCCACGACTGCGAGCATGCGAAGCAGTGGAAGCGTAGCGTACCGTTTGGGCCGATTGCCACGTTGCACGATGGCGACTTGTCAGCGTGCCACAGACACGACACTACCGCGTTGCGCCCGTTGCGCTCGTATCGCACATTGAGCAAGTCGCACGCGCCAAACGGCCCACGCGACGCCCACGCTTGCGCAACGGTATCCCTGTGCTCGCTCATGTTGGCTCACCGAATGCAAGTTGCTCAACGAAAGCGTTTATCTCTTCGGGTTTGACGTACTCTGTTCCAGGAGGGTCTTCCGGTGGAGTAGTTGGTCCCTCGTCGGTCCACTCGAAGTCATCGCCATCGATGCTGGTTGCGGTCTCCCACGGAGAACCGTACTTGCCTATCTCTGACGGCAAGAACCGGAGCGGGTGTCGTTGTGTTTGCAAGAATTGACTATCAGACGCAAGGTACGAATCGAACCAATGCGCCAACACATCGGCAACGGTACTTGTGTCGAACAGCGTTTGCGTTTCTGCTGCTCGCTCGCGAGCGGCACTCATTGCCTCATCAACGAGAGAAGACATTATCTTGCCGTCAGGGCTTTGCTTGGGCGAGCGATACGTCACGCCATACTTAGCCTTGTACCGTGGTTGCCATAGGCCGAACCCAAAACCTCGATCCAACTTTGGCAACGTCAACGATTGCTGTGTTGACTTGGTTGGCTTGTCGGTTGGCGGCGCGGCGGGCGTCGACTCTTCCGTAGGAAGAGAAACGGAGGAGGAGGAGGCCTGGGATACGCGCGCGCGTGGGACGTCGGGACTCCCCATAAGACTCCCTGGGGGAGTCCCCTGGGATGTCCCTGGGGATGTCCTAGCAGGTGTCCCCTGGGGACACTTAGACAATGCTCGCTTTCTTGCCCGTTGATCCGCCTTCTTTTCGGCCGCTCTAGCTCTGCCGGTTTGAATTGTGACAGCGGTCCGGTTCCAGTGGTCCCAGTCGTGAAACTGGTAACCGCCATCGACGCGCTCAACAAAACCAGCGTCCACCAACCTGTCCCATAGGGACACTTCGCCGAACTTGAGAGCGCGTCCCTGGGGGACAAATCCATCGGTCAGGTAGTCAGCGGACCACGACCCGGCAACGACCCACAACCCCATGGCTTCTAGACCAGCCGAGTCTGTCTTGGGGTGAGAGTGCAGCTTGTCATCCACTTCAAAGGTTGGCATCACGCCACCTCGTCAACAACGGCTTGAACAACTTGCGACGCGCAAGCGCCAGCGTCTCTGTATATCTCTGACCCTGTGAATCGCAATACGGACCAACCCGCAAGCGTCAACGCCCTGTCTCGTGCGCGGTCGTGCGACGCCTGTTCTTTGGTCCGCTCGTGATAGTCGTGGCCGTCTGCTTCGACGCACACCTTTCGGCCATTGTGTAGGATGGCAAAGTCTAACCGGTAGCCACCGAAAACATGTTGAGGGCGTATTGCGTCAAGCGGTATGTCTCCGGTGGCCACAATGGCACGCAACAGTGCTACCTCGATTGGAGACTCGCAGGTGGATTCGATGTCATCTAACGACGTGCGTTGGCGGTCAACAAGGAACAACGTTGACCCCTTGTGTTGGACAATCTGAAGATCCCAAACGGCTGGGCACGTCTCGCACCAAAACGATATCACAACATCGTTACGCCTGCCAAGGAATTCCTCGCGGGTGGCCGGTCTTGATACTACGTTGCTGCCAATCACGCAGGTCTCTTTGCCGTCGTCGTTCTCTCCGCCAGAGTCGTGCACCGTCACTGCGGCATGGTGCGTGTTGTGACCACCACAGAATGGGCACAACATGATGCCGTCGTCGTCTGTGCACACTCCCGCTGCATAGCAGCCCCATCTGAACGCTTCTAGGTTCTTCACGCTGCCACCTTCTCCCGTCCGCAGCGACGCGAGTACTCCTCTCGCACCGCTTGTCGAACGGTGTCGGACAGGTTCAACCCCGACTGTTGCGACATCCACTCAATCATTGCGCGCTCTCTGTCGTTCACTCGCAGAAGCACGGCCTTTGCAGTCCTGTTCTTGTTTGCCATGGCGCACCCTGTTATCACAATGTTACGGTTCTGTCAACCGACGCTGTCAGCAATTACACAACCAACCGGAACCGTTGGTCTTCACGGCAGCAGTTCGCCTTGGCCTTGGTCGCCTGTCCCAGTGTTGGCATCAAGCCAATCGATAACCTCGTGGGGCAACGCGTCCTTGTGCTCGATGAGTAGGTGCATAACGGTGTCGAGGTGTCGCGCAAGTTCCGGCGCAAGCGTACGCGTCTCAGCGATCCATTGGCCGTCCGCTTCCGCGCCATTGCCGCGACACTCGCTCACGCGTAGGTGGTCCGTTGTGATGTAGACAACCTCGCCGGTATCAGGATGTGCGCCAGTATTGGCTAGTATCCAGTTCTCGCTGGCGGCATCGCTACCAGCCACACACAACCACGGACCGTGCTCCGCTTGGTTGTGCAGGCATGCTAGTCGACGTATTGACTCTTCCGCTTTGCGTGTCATTCCTTGTCCCTCCCAAGTTCTTTAGCGAGTCGACACCATGCCTCGTTGACTTCGTCCGATTGCTCGCCATTGACAAGCGTGTCAGAGCGCCACTCCGGGCCTAGCACATAGTCCAACGCATCAAACAACGACTGCGCCGCGTTGCGCAGGTCTGCCAGTTTGCCCTCGGCGTTGTATGCGTCCACGCGCCACCCCGACAACTGGCGTTCCGTGCCACGCAGTTGGGTACTGGTCTGATATAGTTGTTCTACGGCATTGTCCCGCGCCTTGGTGAGCGCGTCAATGGTCTTCGACATCTTCGTTATCTCGCACAGTAGGCGAGCTACCTGGCGGTCGTCTTGGGTGTCAGTCATCGCTTCTCCGATGTGGTCTGTTTGAGCACAGACTTGTATTCTGGGCGGTCCTCATGGTTGCATCCGTGGCGCACGCACCACTCCGTGATAGGGTTGCGCAAGCGCACGAGACCGCATCCGATACACACGGGCCACGGCAGGCCCTTGACCGGCTTGAAGCGGTGGCCTACGTGCTTGAATGGTTCGCGGGTCATCGCTTCCCCAGCGCGGATGCTTCGGCCAACAGACAGTTCGCCTTATGCCCTCGCGTTAGCCCGCTATCAGCCGAGTATTCCGTGGAGTACCCGAAGCACCTGGGGCACTGTTTCAGCCCACACGGGCCATAGTGAGACCACTGCAGCCGCACCAATTCGGCCCGCGCGGCGTCGCGTTCGGACTCAGCCTTGCGCAGGTCTGTCACACACTCTTCAAGCCTCGCCTTGTAGGTGAGATCGGGGAAACGGTGTTCTCCGATGTACGCCAGATCGAGCGCTGCGCCGCGTTCGGACTCAGCCTTGGTGAGTTCTGCGCGCAATTCGTACGTCACGCCGATCTGCTCGGACAGTTCATCCCGCGCGGCGTCGCGTTCGTCTTCCGCTTGGTTCATAGCAGCAACGATCTGATTGCATTCCTCGCGTTCGGCTTCCAGTTCGTACCGCGCGGCGTCGCGTTCGGCGGCAATGCGAAAACCCGTCTCAACGATGTCCGACCTCATGGTGTTGGCGGCGTCCCGTTCTCCCGTCAATCTCGCAACCACCGCAGCAACCTCGTCCGCTACCATGCAGTGGAATTCGGGCGAGCACTCTGCGCCAACGAATGCACCATTGCCTAGCGAGTCGGCAATCTGTCGCAGGGCAGCGTGAGCGGCGTCGCGTTCGCGCACTACCATTATGTAGTCGGAAAGAACTGCATCGTTATCCACGTTTTTGAAGCCAACCATTTACCACCTCCCATCCCATCGCGTCGAATAGGACTGCAATGCAAAACCAGAACAGCGAGATCATGAGGCCCCGCTTGAGAACAGGTCAACCTGTCCACGTTCAACAGGGGCCTCAATGGTCTCCAGGTTTTTGACTGCTTGCCGGTAGTAGCTCGCCTTCAGTTCGACGCCAACACCCTTGCGCCCGTTCGCTACCGCTGAGTACACCTCCGACCCTACACCCATAAACGGCGTGAACACAACCTCGCCAGGATTGGAGCGCAAGCACACGACTCGGTCAATGACGTCCAACTGTAATGCGTGCACATGTTTCTCGTCTTCACTCTCGCGGCTTTCTAGGTACGGCAGCACGTGGCCCATGCGGATATCGTCCCAGATGCTTGACGCGTACTGCCTCCAAATCCAGTGCGAGAATCGGTTCTCTGTCTGCTTACCTTTCCAGTCGCGGAAGAGTAGGACGTCGGCAGGCATGGGGCACTCGCCAGCGTAGTAGTGCAGTCCTCGCTCGTGCGAGATGGGAACCTTGTTCTCCCCATGCTTGCGAAAGATAAGCATGTAGTCAGCGCTGGCAACACCAGCGTACGCGGCGTCATCGACGATGGTCTTGTGCGCCAGGTTCTTGGTCATGGTCCGGTTGCGAACCCACAACGGCTCCTTCCAAATCGTATGGCGCGACACGAACCGGAATCCGTGCTTGTCGTGAAGTCGAATGATGTCGCCTGGGAAGTCAATCAAGTAGTCCTTGCCGGAATTGCCTGACGGGATGTCGGTGCAATGCACGGCAGTGATGCGCCCTGGCTTGGTGATGCGCGCAAGTTCGCCAACAACGAACGAGTAGTGTTCAAAGAATTGGTCGTAGCTTGAGCAATTCGACAGGTCACGTTCGTGACTGCTGTACTGGTATAGCCCGCAGAACGGAGGCGAGTATACCGACAGGTCAATGCTATTGTTTGGCAACCCTTGCATGACTTCAACACAGTCGCCGTTGTATGCCGCGTAGGTGTCGGTGATGGTCTGGTCAAGAACTGGCATTGTCGTCTCCCTCAATCAACATGTCAATCTCTGCCGCTATGGCTGCACCGGCTAGCACTAGGTTTTGAAGTCTGGTGTTTGACACCACCACAACGCCAACGTCTCCCCTCAATTGCTCTTCTCGCTTCTGCATGATAAGCATGGCGCCTTCAGAACCGATGTCGTTCACAGCCATGATGGCACTTCCTCTCTAACGTTGAATCCGTCTGGCTTTGCAATCGCTAGTGCGTTGTTCATCTCAGCGACCAATGTGGCAAACATAACGTCTGCCGCCGTTGCCTTCCGGCGCAGGTTGTCCATGACCTTGCGCTCGCCCTCGGTCAACACGATGTCGACCGTAACTGGTCGAGTCTGCCCGAACCGCCAACAGCGTCTGACCGCTTGGAAGTAAGCCTCGAAGGAGTGCGAGGGGAAGTATACCACGTGGTTGCAGTGTTGGAAGTTCAATCCCCATGCGCCGATTTTTGGCTTGGTGATTAGCACTCTCGCCTTGCCAGAAGCAAACGCCAACAACCGCTCCTCTTTGACGTCGTCAGAGTCGCTACCGGCTATCTGAATCGAACCTGGTATCAGTTTCTGTAGTAGATTCCCCTCGTCGTTTAGGTGACACCAAACCATGGCTGGTTGACCAGTGTCAACAACCAACGAGGCAACCTTCTCACAGCGTTCCACAATGGTGCGCCTCCGCTCGTCACGCTGTTCAAACAGATTGTTTGCTGGTAGGTTGAACAGCATTCCCTCCGGTTTGCTGTCGGTATCAATGACGTGCTCCACTTCAATCAGTGGCGGCAACAGAAAGTCACCATCCTCGAACCCCAGGTCTGACGGGTAGCGCACAGCACGCGCCCACGACGTCACCCAACGCCAGAATGCAAGCTCCGCGTGGCCCTTCAACCGGAACTTGGGGGCCTCTCCGTACATGCGTTTGGTCGCGCAATTATCCCGCTCGTTGCGGAAGAACTTGCCCAACATGTCCATGTGGCCCATGTAACCAAGGGCCTCGCTTGACGTTCCCAATTCGATGTAGTCGTTGGGCGCGGCGGTCGCTGTGGCGAGTAGACGGTATGGCACCTTGCGCATGAAGTCGGTGATGGCATTGCGTCGCGCCCCGTCAAACGACTTGAGAATGCTTGACTCATCACACGCCACGCCAGCGAACGCGGACGGGTCGAAGTAGTGTAGCCGCTCGTAGTTTGTGATGGTGACAGGATAGACTGTCCCGTCAGATGACCGTTGGCATTCAATACCGAACTTCTCACCCTCACGGATTGTCTGTGACGACACCGCCAACGGAGTAAGTATCAGTGTTGGCTTGCCGGTGTGCAGGTTCACGTTGCGCGCCCACGCAAGTTCGAGCGCGGTCTTCCCAAGCCCACAATTGGCATAGCAAGCGGAGCGGCCTTTGAGAACCAACCACTCCAATAGCGAACGCTGAAACGGGAACAACTTGTCTGGCACTTCCAACAAGTCGAACCCGTGGTCGGCTCCGATCTGTGTCTTGTTGACTAGAAAATCCTGATAGCTCACTCGCCATTCCTCCCTATGTCTATCACGCGTTTGCGAGTCTCAACGTAACCACGGGGCGGTAGGTGTCAAGCACTGGTAAACGCCATCCTCGCCGATATGTCGCACGGGTAGGCCAATGCTGTTGGCGTATCGTATCTCATCCGCAACGCCAACGCTTTGCTTCCACCCGTCGATGGTCAACACAGCGACTCCGCCGCACATGTCCAACATCATGTGGTCATACGTCTGCCAGTAGTCGAAGCCCTTTGGCAAGTCTCCAACCACGGCGATAGGGTGAGTGTGCGCGATGGGCGAGAACACGAATTCGCCACGCGACATCATGATAGCGGCAACGCGGCACACGGCATCGAAGCGCTCCAACACAACGCGCATGTCGGGGTGGCTGTAAGGGCTAGCTAGGTAGATGAGATTGCTCATGCCAGTTTGCCTCCGTGCCGGAACGGTCTGCCAACGTTGTACTCGTGTTTGATACGCACGGCGCGACCGATGTTGATGCCCTTCTGTTTGGCGCAGTCCAGCGCACGGATGATGATGTCGGCAAGCTCCTCCTCTGCGCACGTGAGAGGGATTGGCTTGTCGCATTGTTCGTCAATGTCACCGTTGCGGTATGCCTCCCACAGTTCGCTGACTTCGCCGTGAAGGTTGGCACACAACGTCGGGATGTCATCGTTCATGCCGTCATCGTGGAACCCGTGTTCAACAGCGGTATGCCAAACGGTGTCGGCCCACTGGTCAAGGTTCACGCCTCGACTCCAACGATGCACTCGCTATCGAGGTCAGCGATAAGCGCGTTGGCCGTCTCGCGGATTGACTTGATCTCTTCCTTGACCTCCTTGACAGCATCGGCCTCGGCAGACTCGCGCAATGCCTTCTGCGCATCAAGCAGACGGTCCTTGGCGTCTTGCAGTTGAGCATTGCACGTCACCAGGTGCTTCGCCTTGATCTCCACCTCGTCCTGCGACAACCGAAACAACCTCATCTGTGTACCCATCTCATGCCTCCTTGATTAGCTTGCACCCCATCGCGATGAGCAGCATTCCCATCTTGACGATGTGCGGTTTTTTGACGCGCGACATGTGCGCAGCGTAGTAGTCTAGCCCGTCGATGATCTCTTCGTCTCCTTCTGCCATGTAGTCACGCGGGTCGCCCTTGATTGTCCAGGCACCGTAGCGACTATCGTCTTTGCCATTGTGCATACGCTCCTCGACGGTGTGCCGCATGGCACCTAGGCCAGCGTCGCACAGCACGGAGCACACTCGCGCGATGATGGTGCGCTCGTCTTCGGTCCACTGATACGTCGACATCTCACCTCCTATTCGTCGTCTTGTTCGAGCCACGCCAGGAACGCGCCAACCGCCACGATGACTGCTACCGCTACGCCTGCCGAAATTAGTACGGTCGTCATGGTGTGCCATGCTAACCACGCCTCGACACTGCGCAACCGTTGGCCGTCGAACGTGTGGCCAAATGTGGGACGAAAGAAAATGCTTGACACGGGTTCCGCTGTGATTATTATGGGTCGCTAGGAGGACACACCATGCAGGAACTAGCCAAAGCACTTGCGGTTATCGAGGCGACGGTAGGACTCCACGCGGTTGATCTTGGCGCGGTAAGCGTCACGGCCCTGCGCGGCAACCGCTGGGAGGTGTCGACCGCTGGCACGTCTCGCGTGTGCGCCACGCTTGATGACGTCGCCGCCATCGTTGCGCGGTACGCCGACAGCGACAGCGAAGGCGGTGAGTCGTGAACCACGCGTGGACAAAAAACGGCAACCACTGGACGCGCCGCTACCCGATACCCGAAACGCTAACGCGCGCATTCGAGGAATTGGAACCCATCGAGCGCAAGGTTGAGCGGTGTCTCGCGATTGCTCGCAGTGTCTGTCCGTTCACCGTTGACGCGGAGTCGCCGGTAGCGCTGCGTCACGTGGCGCAGGTGTTGGACGCCTACGTCGCCAGGGCTCGTGCTGTGGCCGTTAGGACTGCGGAGGTAGACGAACACCTAGACAACCTCGAAGGCGCGTCCTCGTGGCTACAGGACGCCGCGTGCTGCTATGCTGTGCGACAGGGACACTGCGTAGCGCATGACGTCGCCGACATCGCGCGCGATGGCGATGCGGTGGTTGCCGCCATGCATGGCCGGGGTGTGCTGTGACCCACTACGTCAACGACATCGAGTGGATGCGCGCTCGCGTTATGGCGCACGCCTCCTACAGTGCTACCCCGTCCCAATTGCTGCATGCGTATCAGGAGAGAGTCGAGACAATGCGAGACGATGTGTCGTGTATCGAAGCCTGCCAGCGTGCCCGCCAGCGTGTCCTCCCGCGCCCGGTACGTTGGCAGACTCCGAAGCATGACAGGGGGACAACATGAGCGACATCGAGCTAGACAGGCTGGCAGACATCGAGGCGATGCTGGTGGAACTAGGTCGCGAGGACTTGCTTGCCGCGCTACGCAACGGCGAAGACATTGGCGCATGGCTAGAGCAAGACCTGCGCGACCTTGACAGCGCCGACATGGCTGGTTAGGTTGGCTGTCAGTTAGTGAATGACACGGGAGGATGACGATGATGCGCGACCATGACGGAGACGACAAGGCGGCAACGATTGCTACGCGATTGCGGCACGGAAGACTGGTTGCTCGCAGATACGGATATGCTGGCACTGACGCAGAGAATGCGGAGAGTCTTGAGACGCTAAGCCACAAGTTGACCGGAAACTACAACGACAGTTTTTCGGCAATGCACGAGTCTCGGAAGTGTGCCATAGCCGCCGCTGACCTGCGCGAAGCCATCGCGCTAATGGGTGACGACGATGACTAAGCCAATCGATGATGACGACACCTTCCCTGTGTTACGGCTTGCATGGCAACCAGACCTTGCGCCAAGCGGCGAACCGCTGACGGCAATCGACTGCGACGTTGACGACGAAGGTCCGTATGCGGACGGTTGCGCACAACCCGACGATGCGCGGACGCTTTGCACTTGGTGCGATGGCACTGGCGGTCAGTTGGACCCGTGCCACAAGTGCGGCGGAACAGGGTTCAAACGCTACCCGAAAGGATACGAAGCATGACGTCTCCCAACTACCGCTTTGCACGGCAAGACTTGAGAGCACTGGAGTGCGCAATCGTGGAGTGTAGCAGACTGCGCGACGCCATCAATACGAGTCTCGACCAGGTGGAGCTTTACGAGAATTGTGGCGAGTGCAAGCACGCCAGATTCATCGACGGGGACAAGGTGGTTTGCGTGCACACCAATACGGAGTGGAGTGAAGACGAGTCATGCTCGCGGTGGCAGTCACCATGAGCGGGTGTTGGATTGATGGCAAGAGACAACGGTGGGAGGTTAAGGGCAATGGGACGATTCCAGAAAGCAACCAAGAAGTCAGCGCGACTGCGACTCGCACTTATCGGGCCGAGCGGAAGCGGGAAAACCTACACTGCACTATCAATCGCGGAAGGGTTGGGCAAGCGTGTTGCGCTGATTGACACGGAGCGTGGCAGTGCCAGCAAGTACGCCGACATCTTTGAATTCGACGCACTTGGGTTGGAGACGCACGGGCCGCTTGACTACGTGCGAGCAATCGCGGACGCTGAAGACGAGGGCTTTGACGTTGTCATCATTGACTCACTGTCTCACGCATGGGTTGGCAAGGGTGGCGCGTTGGAGCAAGTGGACAACGCGGCAAAGCGACAGCGTGGCAATTCGTTCGGAGCATGGCGCGACGTCACGCCGCAACACAACGCACTCATTGACGCCATCGTCGGCGCGAAGTTGCACGTGATTGCGACCATGCGGAGCAAAACCGAATACGTGCAAGAGAAAGACGAGCGAAGCGGCAAGACGGTTGTGCGTAAGGTGGGAATGGCACCGGTACAACGAGATGGCATGGAGTATGAGTTTGACCTTGTGGCAGACCTCGACCAAGACAACAACCTTATCGTCAGCAAGTCGCGTTGCCCTGCCATGACTGGACAGGTTGTGCGCCGTGCTGGCCTTGACGTCGCGGCCACGTTGCGCGAGTGGTTGACCGATGGCGTTGCGTCAGTGGACGAACCCACCAAGACACGCACTCCGCTTGCTGAGATTCGCGACGACGATGGGAGCGCGGACATCATCGCAAGACTCAACGCTTGCGTCACCCAACTTGACCTCGACGCCATCATGCCTGACCTGGCGAAAGCCAAGCGCAACCGCGACAAGATGCGCGGGTTCGCCGACGTGGTCAAGGCATTCGAGGTCGCGCGCAACCGCGTAGCCGAACCGGTGGAACGCGAACCCGGTTCGGATGATGGCGAGGATGGGGGCAACGCGTGAGCCAGACACTATCAGGAAGTCGCTTGGACCAGGCGGATGCATGCCCAGCCTCACACGCGTTGCCGTGCATCACAGACCCCGCTGGCGAGCCAGCAGACAGGGGTCACGCTATCCACCTCTTCCTCGAAAACGGGACGGTCACACCGGGTTACGAGGCAGACTGTGGCGAGGTTGACGTTGACGCGGCACGCCCGAAGTCCCACGGCATTGACCTGCGCGAACCAACCTATGTATTCGACCCGGCTACGCGAGCGGTCCGACACCTTGGGTCAAGCCTTGGGCGCAACTATAGCGCATGCCCGAAGGGTTGGATACCAATCACACTTGACCGTGTATGGGTCAAGGCCGATGGCGTCTACGTGGTTGATGACTACAAGACTGGACGCGAGGCCCCGGACGTTGAAACGTTGCAGCTTGCGCTTGGCGCGTATTGCGTCAGTCGCATCTATGACGTTGACGAGGTGGAGGTCAACATCGTGCACCTTGACGGGTCTGACGTGTACCGCAATTCAAGGGCGTATGACTCAATCGATATGGCCGACATCGCAAGGCGCGTGAGCGACATCGCTAGACGCGTAGAGAGAGACCGCGCCATCGTTGCGGCTGGTGGCGTTCCCGACGTGAGGACTGGCCCGCAGTGCCGCTACTGTGCGGCGAAGGGTTCGTGCCCGTCAACAACAGCGCTTGCGCGTCACGTTTTGTCGGACGGCGAGGCGGTGCTTGCAGCGGTAACGGCGATGGGTCCGGTTCAGGTTGGCGAAGCGTGGGAGCGGTTGCAGCGCGCCAAACTATTTGTTGAAGCGTTGGAGCGCGCGTTGAAGTTCAGAGTCGAAACGGATGGGGCTGTGCCATTACCAAACGGCAAGACACTGAAGCCCATCAACGTTGTTCGGCGTAGCATCGACGTCACCAAGGCACTACCAGTGCTAAACACGATGTGCCTAGCGGTAGACGTCAAGCAGACCATTAGCGTCGCGGCAATCAACGCCGCAGCGAAGTCGGCAGAGGTGGAACCCAAGGCCATCTGGGATGCGTTGTGGGAAGCGCAAGCGGTGCGAGAGGTTGATACGACATCATACAAGGCATGCAAGTAGGAGGCGAGATAATGGCACGCAAGAACGTTTGCAACATCATCGGCCACGTGGCCGCAGACGCAGAGACGCGCAACGCTGGCGGTACGCCGGTAGTGTCTTGGCGCGTGGGAGTCAGCGCGTTCAAGAAGGACGGCGAGACGCAGTGGTTCAGTTGTTCGTGGTGGGGAGATAGGGCCGTCAAGGTCGCGGAGTACATCCGCAAGGGCGATGCCATTGACGTGACTGGCGAGGTGTCGCTGCGCACGTACCCGAAGCGGGACGGTAGCGGTGATGCGGTGTCGTTGGAGATTCGCGTTAGCGACGTGTGTCTGTTGGGCGGGAAGCGGGATGCGCAACCACAACGCAACGATGCCACGCGCGGCAGTCGTGACAATGATGGGTTGTCGTCGGACGCAAACAACGGGTTCGACGACGTGGGATCAATTCCGTTCTGACCTTGACACGTAGGAGGCAATGGCTAACTAGTAGATGTCGGCAACGAGGCCAACGCTAACCAGGAGGATGCCATGCCGCGAACGGACACAAGGCGCCAAGTAGCGGTACGAACAACGACATAGTCAGACGGCTCGTGAGATGCTGCTAGCAGACAAGACGAGGTGGACAGAACCCCACAACGGAGCGCGTAACGCATAGTCTGCATTGGGTTGGCAACCCGACACGAGCACCGCGCACATATAACGCGCGAGGAAGGAACGCGCCATTGATGCCAGGGTCTGTGCTGTCCTCTGCAACCCCGGAATGCACAGACCGTTAGCCGCCATGCAGTCGGTGCAAGGGTGGTTCGATTCCACCGGGCGGCACTATGGAGGTGATGCACATGAAGAAGCGAGACTGGAAACGGCACTGCATTGAACTAGCGTCGGAGAACTTCGACCTTGAGTGCCAGATGTTGTGCATCGACGACAT